TTGCCGGCCCGGTCGCGCCCGAACCGGCTGAACTTCCAGACGATGATCTCCTCGGCCTCGCCAGCCGCAACCCGGTTAATCGCGTTCGTGATCTTGCGCTTGTTGAAGCTGCGGCCTGTCTGGTCAAGATCCTCGATCCAGTCGATGACCCGCCGGCCGGTGCGCTCGGCGCACGCCTCGATCGCCGCCCTCTGAGTCTGAGGGCTGATCATTTCATCCCGCGCCATCGATACGCGGATGTACCCGATCGCGTCGACCAGCTCGGCGGGAGGGAACTCAGGAGGCATTGGCGGGCACCTCCGCCTCGTCCTCGCCGAGTGCCGCCGCGGTGGCCTCGATGATGATCTTGCTCATCGGGCGGCGCTGGTCGAACGACGCGCGGCGCAGCGCCTCGTAAACCTCGTCGGGGAAGCGGATCGTCATCGCGTGCAGGGACTCGTCCACACCGGAATGGTATCGCGGTAGCGCGGCGCACAGATGTTCACGCAGGTGAATGACACAGATGTAATTCACCGCCGGCGCGCCTCCGGCAGGTACACCATAATGACTGTTATGGTGTATCCATGGATTCACTTGAGCGCGCGGCCGAGCGCGCCGGAATGGGTGCCAACGAGTACACCGACCGGCTCGACCGAGGCGATCTCTACTGCTACAGATGTCAGGCCTTTCACCCGGCCGGCGAGTTCGGCAGCGACCGATCGCGCATCGGCGGGAAGGCGGGATCATGCCGACGCTCGCTAGGGGACGCGCGAAAGGCGCGCCGCCGATGAGCGAAATCCAGCCATACGGGCCGGGCGCGATCGACGGCCGGGTCATCACCCCGCAGATGGAACTCGCCGCCCGGCTCACCACCGAGTGGTACGGAACTCTCGACGAAGGCAACACCGCAGCCGCTTACGCGAACGACCTGAACCTCTGGCGCACCTGGTGCGAGGCGAACGGCGTTGACCCGCTCGCCGCACGCAAGAGCGACACTGGAAGGTGGATCCGCGACCAGCAGGCCCGCGGGTTCGCCAAGCGGACCATCGCGCGCCGCGTCTCGGCGGTCGCCGCCTGGTATGAGTTCCTCCACGAGGAGACGGCTGACTCTCCCGTCGTACTGGCCGCCGAGAATCCAGCACGGACCCGGAAGCGCCCGAAAGTCGCCAGGGACGACTCGCCCACACTCGGCCTGAGCAAGGCCCACGCGCGCCAGCTCGTCCTCGCGGCCGACGCCGACAGCCTCCGCAGCGGCGCGCTGATGCGCTTCCTGCTCGGCAACGGCCTGCGGGTCGGGACCGTCGTCAGCGCCCGCATCGAGGACATCGCCGAGGACGACGGGCATCACGTGATCTTCCTGCGCGGCAAAGGTGATGTCCGGCGCAAGGCCCCTATCCCCCCGCCCGGCTACAACGCGATCATGAAGATGCTGGCCGAGCGCGGTCACCCTGCCGAGGGCCCGCTTTTCGCCACCCGGACCGACCGGCCGGTCGACCGCCACTACATCTTCCGTCTCGTCCGGCGCCTGGCCGGCCGCGCGGAGATCCCGTCCGCCGCGCACCTGTCCCCCCACTCGCTGCGTCACTCGTTCGCCACCGAAGCGCTCAAGCGCGGTGTGTCCCTGCACCAGCTCCAGGACGACATGTGGCACGCCGACTCCCGGACGACCGAGATCTACAACCGGTCCAGGAACCGGCTGGACAAGAGCGCCGCCTACGTCGTCGCCGGAGAATTCGAACCAATCACCGACTAAGACGCGCACGAGTCTAGATAGCGGCTACCGCGTCCGCGTCGTGCACGTACCACCCGTCCCGGATGACGCCCCAGTCTCCCCAGGCGAGTTGCACGAGCCAGCCGCCCGGACTCTGCTGCCATGCCAGCACCCAGCACGACTGCCAGGTGCCGTCGGTGCGGCGGACCATCAGCCGCGGCGTGCGAGGCGGGACGAGCGGGACGCCCTGGTCCGGCTCCGCAGGCGCAAGGTCCGGGACGACTCGGCGCGGCGACCGCGAGACGATGGAGTGCACCCGCTGATTATGCGCGTCCTCCTCGCGCTGCCAGCTATCGCCACGGAGACCACGCCGGCGGCTCGTCCTCGAACGCCCTCATCCGCTCCGGGTCGGCGAGGTATGTCTCGCCGAACGTCCCCTCACCGCGGACGTGGTACTCCACCTGTACGACCCAGCGGCCGTGCCGGTCGGTCCACCATGCGCGGGCCTCGACTGTGCGCCAGGCGCCGTCCCCGAACCGGATCTCCCAGAGGTCGCGGACGGAACGGTGCGTGCCGGAGTCGCCGGGAGAGTCCGCGGGGATGGCGTGCTCGAGGGCGGGGTTAAGCCTGGCGTTCCAGTGCGGCATCAGGCAGCGCCGAGCAGGTGCGCGGGCGGCAGCTCGCCGAGGATCACTGTGACGGGCTCGTCTTTCGCCGGGCCGTCGGTGGCCGGGTCGTAGTAGATGTGGCCGTCAGTGTTCTCTCGGTAGCGGTAGAGGACGGCGAACGGTGCGTCGATCAGGTAGAAGTCGACTCGGTAGACGCGGTTCACGTCCGGGATGTGCTCGCGCGCCCATGCGGTGCGCTCTAGGAGCTGCTCCGCTGAGCTGCACCACATCAGCGCGGCGGATGCGTCCCACACGGCGAGCGGTGCGGGTTCCGTGGTCACTGGTCGCTCAGCGCCTTCATGGGCCGGGTCTCGTGCGGGTGCTGGACGCCGGTGGCGTCGCTCCACGCGCCAAGCTGCCGGTCCTGCGCGGCGAGTCTCCTGCGCAGTTCGGTGTTCACGTCCTCGGCGCGGGTCAGGAGCGCCTGGAGTTCACCGGCGTGCTGCTCGGCTGCCTCGGTGGCCTTGGCGGCTTCGGCGCGGGCCTTATCGGCGAGCGGGACGGCGAGCTCGGCGGCACGCCGCTCGATGTAGCCCTCGAGGTCGGCGATCATCCCGGCCAGCTGACCGAGATCGGTCGTTCCGCTCACGTGCACTTCGGTCACTGCTCGCTCAGCGCCTTCCAGTCGATGCGCGGCGGTGGGTTGTCCGCCTCGGCGTGCGCCCGCTCGAAGTCGGCGTCGCCGTAGTACCAGAGTCGGCAGCCTTTCCCGTCCTCGCGGAACCGGATGCCCTCGTGCAGCTCGAAGGTGAACGTCCAGTGCATGGCCTTCGGTGCGCCTTCCCGGTCGATGCGGTCGGCGACGGCGCGGAGCCTGCGGGCGAGGCGCTTCACGCCGCGCTCCGGAGTATCTTCGCCCACCGCCGCAGGTCCTGTTGGACCTCGTTGCCTCGCGTCGGCCATGTCTCCGGGAACATCGTCGTCTTGAACTCGTCGTCCGTGTCGAACCAGTCGGCGAGCTGCTCAAGCCTTTCCGGCGGGATCTGCTCGCGGATGGACTGCCGTTCCTTCTGCCCGGTCCACGGGAGCGCCAGGCCGTCACCATCCCGGCGAGGCAACAGGTGGACGTGAAGATGCTGCACGGTTTGCGTAGCCGGGGCACCGGCGGACGTGATCAGGTTGAACGACTCGATGCCGTTGCGCTGCGCGTACCACGCGGCCATGTCGACGGCGTTAGACGCCTCGAAGGCCCCGTGCTGCGGGTCGGCCGCGCTGGTGACGTGGCGGACGGGGACGAACAGCATGTGGCCGGGCGTGACCGGGTTCAGCGGCTCGAACCACACGACCCGGGCGTCCCGGCCCGCGGAGTCGAACTCGTTCCGGGCAATCCGGCCGCAGAACGGGCAGCCGCTCACCGGCTCGGCTCCGGGTCACCGAACCGTACCGCGGACGCCTTCAGCTCCTTCACCCATCCGCCCCACGAGACGCGGGCGGTCACCGGGGTGGTTTCCGCTGCCCCGGCCTGGTCCATCTCGGCGATGAACGCGCGGAGCTCGCCGAGGGTCATCTTGCCGTCATGGGCGGTCGCGGTGACGGTGCGGTCAGTGGGCATCAGTGACCGCCTCGCTGACCTTGGCCAACCATTCGGCGGCGATCTCCTCAAGCTCATCGCGACCAGTGTCGTACGAACTGCCGCGCGTCATGGGCTCGCGGTGGACTTCCCGGCCGTTGAGTTTGATCACCGCGAAACCGTGCGGCTCGTCCGACCATGTGAAATCGGCGGGGTCAAAGTCGCGCTCTTCGTATTCAACGGTCAGTGTCAACGGATACGTGCTCACAGTTCCCTATCCTCCCGTACTTCCGGCGTCAGCCCGCGCAGGAACGCCTCGGCCTTCCGCTCCCAGCCGTGCCAGTTTTCGGTGCCTCCCGGCGCGTACTCGCCGTTCATGCGGAGGTGCAGGGCTTCCTCGAGCAGCTGGCGGCCGGGGTCCTGATCGCCGTACGCCTGCATGATCGCGTCTGCCATCTGCTCGGCGACGATCTTCCCGGCCAGCGGTCCCGTTGCCGGGACGCGGACCTCTATCTGTGTCAGGGCGTCGGCGAGGCGCTCGCGGTCAATCGGCACTGCCGCTCCCGGGCATCAGCGGGCCGTGGCCCGTCCGTCCTGCCTCGTGGGCGCGGGTGATCAGGTCAGCGATCACGGCGACCACGGATGTCTCGTAGTTGGCGAGCCACCGCAGCGTCCCGCGTTCCCACTCGCCCAATTCGACGCCAGCCCGTTCGCAGGCGTCCGTGAGGAACTCCAGCGATGGCATGACGTGGGAGCCGGGACCGTCCCATGCGGCATCCCGCATGGCGTTCAGCCGCTTGGCCGGAGCACTGGCGAGCACCTCTCGTTCGGTCTCCCACGGACCATGGTCAGCCACGGCGCGCCTCCAGTTCTGCCCGCAGCCGCGCCACTTCGGCTAGTGCCTCGTCCCGCTCACGCTCGGCTTTGCGCCGCATCTCGTGAGGGGTGAACTTGCCGACCTTCTGGCACACGAACGCGTACCGCTGCCAGTCCCCGGCACCCCTGAACTCCATGGAGATCTCCGAGTAGTTCTCGGCACCCTCCAGCAGCCCGCGTGCCGCGCCGACCCATAGGGCGGCCGCCTCGCGGGCAGGCTCCATCTTCATGGACACGCCGTTCTGGAAGTCCATCGACTTGAGTTTCGTGTTCGCGATGAACTCGTCAGCGAGGCGGTTGACGCCTTCCTCGTCGATGACGCCGAGGATCGCGTCCGTCACCTGCTCGGCCAGGTCGTCGCCGACCACCTCGCGGGCGGCGCGCATGGCGTCGGAGCGGAGGGTTTCCCAGTCGCGGGACTCGTCAGCCATCGGAAGCCTCTCCGTTCTTCTGTGCCTCGTCCGCGCGGCTCTGCGCCTCGTACCGCGTGTCCAGCGCGTCCCGTATCCCGTCGTGGTGACCTTCGTCGTAGCGTTCCCAGCCGTGGGCATCCAGCGCCTTCCGCAGGACGAGTCGGCGGCTCAGGAGGTCCGAGGCGCTGTCGCCGGGGCACTTGGTGAGGTCATGCTCAAGCTGCTCCAGGACGTCAGTCAGCCGAGTTGCCATCGCTACCCTCCCTGGTTAGTTCGCGGGTGATGGCCTCGCGGATCTTCCCGGCACACGCCGCCCTCACCCATCCCCGGTCTTCGTCAAGAGCCGAACCGGTGCCGTAGGAGCCTTCGGCCCACTCGTCGGCGAGATTGAGGACCGCGTCCACCACCCCCAGGAGCCGGTGCGCATGACACGGCCACGCGCGACGGTCGGACACGCAGACAGGCTCCCCGGGCGGGAGGGTGACCGGGTAGTGGCGGGAGCGGATCTCCGCCAGCTCGGCGGACAGCGCGTCGTCAGGCATCAGTTCACCGGCCCCAGCACCACGACACGCTCGGCGTCATCAGGAGCGGCATCGTCCTCGCTCCAGCCCTGCTCGTTGTCGCCCGCCATGAGTTCGGCGAGTTCCTCGGGCAGTACGTATGTCTCGCCGCTCCATGTCGAGTCGGCCTCGTACATGGCCTCCCACGCGTCGGCGAGGGGCGAGTGCCCGTTGCCCTCGGCGTCCTTGCGGAGGATCACCTTGCGGTCCCTCGGCTGCGTGGCGAGGTAGTCGATGAGGTCACCGACAGTGGATATGGTCTTCGGCTCGTCAGACATTGGCTATCTCCAGCAGCACATCGGCGTGACACGGAGCGTCCAGGGCGCACCAGCAGGCAAGGTCCTTTCCGGCCAGATCGCGGCGCACATCGTCGACCGTGACCCGGAGGAACTTTCCAGAGGGGGACGCTGACCGCATCGCGGGCGTATAGTCCCCGGTTAGCGCCCGCCGGTAGGTCTCCACGATCTCCGGGAGGGTCATGTAGCGGACGTGGCAGGCGGTGACGTGTCCGTCCGGGTGGAAGTAGTCGTGACGTGCACCATCGGCGCTAATGCGGCCTTCGTACTCCCAGTCGCCGTCACCGAGTGCGGCGGGGACGCGGGCAAGAGCGCGGTCCGTCCGGTAGGCGAACGGGTTGCCCCACTTCGTCGGCCGGGCGACGCTGACCGCGTTCGACGGGAGACGCCAGCCCTTCACGCGCTTGAGTTGGATGCGCTCAGCCATCGTTGTGTCACTGATCATCGGTTTATCCCTTCCTCGCCGCCGCAGCAGCGTCCTTGGCGGCCACCAGCCGCCACCGGAAATTCCCGTTATGCGCCTGCATGCCGTTCCGCTTCCAGAACGAGATGACCGCGCCGTTCTCCAGTACCGCCAGCACGTACACGTTGCCGACCTTCTCGACCACCGCGCGAAGCACGGCGCCGCCCCGCTTCGGCCGGCGGTTCACGCCGTTCAGCTCGATGACGAGGCAACGCTGGTCCTTGTGCCACTCGGTCACCGGTCAGCCCTCCTTGTCCGTCTCGCCCAGGTAGGCACGGGCCACGGCGAGCGGGTACTTCTCCATTGCCGGGTCTGACTGCGGGAAGACCTGCGCGTCCAGCAGGGAAGCCTCGCGGTCCAGCCAGTCGGCGACCGCCAGCCCGACGAGCGGGTTCATCGCCGCGATGTACTCCAGGTCCCGGCCGTTGCGCTTCCGGTCGTGGGTGCCGTCGCTCCAGGTGTTGCACTGCACGACGGAGACGCGCTCACGCTGCCCGGCGTAGCGGTTCGTGTAGCCGGGGTACTGCCCGAAGGTCTCGGGGATGATCCCGTTTTGCCACTCGCGGGGAGCCTCGTCCTCGGGCAGGGCCGCGCCGACGATGGACTTGGAGCGGGTGTCGAGCGGCCGCTCCCACGGTCCGGGCGTAGCCTCGCTCGCACGCTTGCGCATCAGGGCGGCGGCACGGCGGATCAGGTCGGCGGGAGGCTCAGCCACGGTCGCCCCTCTCCAGTTCCCGCATCTTCGCCAGCGTGCTCCGGTTGGCGCTGACGAGCCCCCCGAAAGGCGCGGCGGTGGCCATGTCCCCGGCGTCGAGGAAGGACTTGTGCACTGCGAGATCCTGCTCGATCAGGCGGCTCAGGTAGTCCTTGAGTGCGTCCCAGCGTTGGCCGGGCGTCAGCGGAGCGGACGTCTGCTCAGTCATGGTCGTTGCTCCTGTTCTCAGAACGCGGACCGGCCGAACCGCTGCCGGTCGCGCCCGCTGTCGTCGTCGTTGTCGCCGTACTCGCGGACGATGGCCATGGCCTGGGTACGGCCGGACGCCTTCCACTGCCGCGCCGACTCGTCCGGGTCACGGTTCGGGCCGAACGGGTCGTCGTTCGCGTCGTCCTCGGCCGGCTCGCCGTCGTCCTCCCCGTCGCGCCATGCTTCGTGAGCCAGGCGCTCCGCCTCGTCCTCGGCTTCCTCCGCCTTAGCGGCCACCATCTGCGCCCGCAGACCCGGCAGGATCGCGGCGAGCTGGTCGACCCCGGCGATGTCCAGCTCAAGCGCAAGGATGTGCGCGTGGCTGTAGTCGCGGAACACCGTGACCGGAGTGCCCTCGTGGTCGGCGATCGTGCCGACCGGGACGTGACGGTGCCCGGCGTGGATCACCGGGTTACCTCGCGCACGTCGTAGGCGCACAGCCAGTCGCGGTTCCCGTCGGGGTCGGTGACCTGGTACTGCTGGTGCGGCTCGGGGCGCGTGCCGTCGGTCTCGCACGGCTTCGCGTCGAGGACGGTCATGGTGAAGCCGGGCATGAGCGTGTGCTCGATGCGGGCTCCGGGCTTGACGTTGGTGGGCATAGATGACTCCTTTACCTTGCGCAGCCGCACGGCTGCTGGGTCCTGTACTCGCCGCGCGACATCGCGATCATGTCTGCGTCAACGCACGCGTCGTACATGAGGTCGTCGAGATCATCGCGGTAGCGGTCGATGCCGGCGAGGCGCTGCGCCCGGACCATGTCCACCAGCGCGCCCGGCACCGCGTCCCCGGCCGGGCCGATGCGGTCCCCGGGGCCCTCCGGGCGCCCGTCCGGGCCCCAGCGGACCACCAGGTACACCTGCGAGTGCTGTGTCAGCCACGACACCCCGGACGCGCCGTCAGCAGCCGTCCAGTGCACCCGGGCGAACCGGTCAGTACCGGTGCCGGGAGTCACCGCGTCCACGCGGACCGGGAACGGCCAGAACGGGGCGAGGATCTCGTCGCCGACATCGGCCTGCCACAGTTCCGGCGGGCCCGGGACGTGCAGCTCGCGGAGCCGGGCTAGGTCCGCGTCGTCGCGGGTGTTGAGTGCCATGGTCAGCTCTCCCCGCCCCGCGTGACCTCGGCCAGCAGCACCGGAAGGCAGCCGCATTCCTCGTTCGCGCCGTGGTGGTAGTTGATGCAGTGGTCATCCGGGCATCCGCAGGCGTCCCCGCGCCAGCGGCCGTCACGGAAGCCCTGCGAGCGCGCGTACGCGGCCTGGGTGATCCCGGCTTCGCGCAGCTTGTCCTTCGCGGCCTCGTTCAGCTTCATGGTTACGCCGCCTTCCGGGCCAGGTGCCTGCCGAGCAGTTCCGCCGGAGTCCTCCACGGCTGCTCCCGGGTCTGCCGGGGAGGGGTGCCGTTGACCGTCAGCCGGTGGCTGCACCCAGGGCAGCGGTACAGGCCGAGGATGAGGACGAAGCCGCCGCCGCATGCCGGGTGCTCGGCGATGGCCGTTCCGGCGGTGATTGCGGCGTTGCTCATGGCAAAATTGTACAACGCGACTACTTGTACAGGCAAGCGCGAACGTGACTCAGTTACCATGTACTCATGGACACGATTCCCGGCACGATGAACGTCAGCGACGCGCGGGCGAACCTCACCGAAGTCGTCAACACGGTGCGCCTCCAGGACCGCACCGTGCGCTTGATGCGACGGGGAACGCCACAGGCGGCGGTCATGCCGGTCGACCTCCTCGACCTCGTTGAGCAAGCCGGGGGCCTCGATGCCGTCCGCGAAGTGCTCCGCAGTCACATCAAGAAGTCCCGCTAGCCCGCTCACGCCGCCGCCTTCCGCCGCCGGTCCTCGCCGACTGGTTTCGGGTCCGCCTCCCGCAGCTCGTCGAGGATCTCCAGGAACCTTGCCGGGTACTCCCTGGCGAGCTGCTGAAGCGCCTTTGCGCGGGTGCGCGTGTACCAGGCGGCCACGGCGGCGACAGCCGGGTCGGACCGGTACTCGTTCGTGTACTTCCGGTGGCCGTCCCGGCACGGCTTGCAGGGCTCCTCGCCGTTGTCGACGTGGAGCTTGTAGCCGTAGTTGGTGCCGCACTGGTCACGGACGGGGAGGCTCGCGGCGGTCATCGTGTTCCTTCCGGGGTTTGGGTGGTCTCGGGCCCCGGCCAGCCGGGCGGGATGACGGCTGGCCGGGGGCGGTCGGTCACGCTTCGGGTATCTCGATGCCGGCGCGGGTGCGGATGACGGCGGCGTGCGCCTGGTCGAGGTCGTCGCAGTTCATGACGCGGCCAGCTTCCGCAGCGCGGCGGCGTGCTCTTCGTGGACCGCGTGGCGGATGTTCCACTGGCCGGCGCGCTCCCAGTCCTCTTCGCGCTCGGCGGTGCCACGGAACTGTGCGGCGCTGGCGGCCTCAAGCCCGCATCTGTCCGCGAGCGCGGTGATGCCGTCGTGGAGCCTGCTCACGCGCTTCCGGAGTTCGTCGCGCTGGCGGGTGACGTTGTCGTACGCGCGGGCGGTGCCGTCTTCCTGCTCGTTCGCCTCGTCGCGTTCGCGCCGGACGGCAGCGAGCTTGCCTTCCATCTCGCCGATGCGGGCGGCGAGCCGCTCGTTCTCCTCAAGCGCTCCCTTGAGCCGGTCGCGTTCCGGTCCCCACGCGGCGGCTACGCCTGCCTCGATCGCGGCGCGGTTGTCGTCGGCGAGGCTGCTGTAGGACTCGAAGTCGCGCCCGTACGGGTGGGCGGCGATGTACGCGTCCCAGAACGCGCGGCCCGGTGTCTTCGTGTCGCTCATGACTGGGTCTCCTTGGTGCGCCAGAACCACTCGCCGCCGGTCTCGGTGCCGTTCCACTGCTCGTCCGGCTCGTTGTCGTCCACGTCGGGCAGGACATTCAGCACCCGCTCGCGGACAGCGTCCATGTCGCCGCGAGAAACGTCGATCCACATCGCATACAGGTCGCGCGCTTGGTGCACGACCACGCGGCCGAGCGTCTGGCATGCTCGCTGGATCTTGTCCCGCTCGGCGGTGACGGCGGCGAGCTGGTACGCGAGAGCGCTTGGCGCATCCCCGGCGTAGTCGCTGATGAGCGCGGCTTCGTCGATGACTAGCAGCGCCGCGTGCTTCCGGTCGCGCTCGGCCTCAATGTGGCGGACGTAGCGGACGGCGATGACGTCGGCTGCCTCGTCGCCGTCGAACTCGTCGCCCGCGTTGAGCAGGATGCCGTTGATGGTCTCGGCGTGGTAGCCGTCCATCTCGGCCGCCTCGGCGCGGACCCTGGCGAGCTCCGACTCCAACTCGTTGATGCGGATGGCGTGCTGGTCACGTTTGCGGTCGGCGACCAGCGCCCGCTTCTGCGCGGCGGCGAGATGTGCCTCCAGTTCGCCGATGCGGGCGTCCCGCTTGGCGCGCTCGGCAACCAAGCGGCCGTCCATCCGGTCTCGTTCGGCGTGGACAGCGTCGATGGCCGCATTTGCCGCAGCTTCCCACGCGGCGCGCTGCTCGTCGGTGAACTCCTGCCACGCCAGGTCGGCGCGGTCTAGATGCGGGAAACGGGCATCAACGAAGGCCGTGTGCGCGGCCTGCCCGGGTGTCTTCGCGTCGCTCATCGCGTGCCGCCTTCCAGGCACTCAACCCACGAGGCGGCCATGGCGGCGACCTGGATGAGTTCCTTGACGAGCTTGTCGCGGTCGCCGTCCTGGTCATAGGTCAGCTCATGGGCGACTTCGCCGACTTCCTCGACGAGGATGGCGAGTCGCTCGTGGGCGGTGTACTGCGGGCCGAGCATCGAGTGCTCGCCGTGCTTGAGGTGGGCGCGCGTGGCCTCGGCCTGGATGGCGCTGAGCGTCAGGCCTGAGAGGACTAGCTGCGGCGCCGTAACGGTGTCTGTCATTTGATTTGCTCCTATCGCCTGAGTGCGGCACGGTCGAAGGTGGTAGGTGGTCACAGGTCCGCTGTCGGTTGCGGTCCGTACAGGCCGCTGGCGACGGTGCGGGTCAGCCTGGCGAGCCGTCGGTATTTCTCCTCGGTCGTGTGACCGTCCCACTCCACGCTGCCGCCCGGGATGTGGTCGAACGCGTCCAGGTCGCCGAGCGCGATGTGCCAGGTCATCTGCCCCGATGGCGTGGTGATCGCGATGACGGGCCAGTCCGGGTCGTGGTCGTCGCCGTCGTCGATCGCCGACGGATAGCAAGCGGCGAGGTAGGCGACCAGGTGAGCGCGCTCACCGTAAGCCTTGTCGCGCTCAGCGGCGACGGGATCGATAGCGGCCTGTGCGGCGGCGTCCCAGGTGGCTCGCGTGTCCTCGGGAAGCTGGCCCCACGGCCGCGTGATTGGCGGCGTGAGGCGCTGCGCCCATACTTCGTACGCGGCCTGCCCGGGTGTCTTCTTCTCGTTCATGTGCTGCTCCTGGGTTTGAGTGCGGCGGCGCGGTCGAAGGTGTCGTAGACGGTCACAGCGGGCCCATGCCGAGCTGCTTGCGCCAGTGGTTGACGATGGCGCGCTGGTCGATGGCCTGCGAGCTGGAGCCGACGGGCCTGATGAAGCCGACGGCGTCGCGGGCGATGGTGCGGTAGTGGTCCCGCTCGGCGCGGGCCTCGTCGCGTTCGCGCTCCAGCTCGCCGATGCGGGCGCCGTGGTCGCAGCAGGTGCCGTTGACCTGGGCTCGCAGAGCGTCGTTGCGTTCGCGGGTGACGGTCTCCAGTTCGTCAGCGGCGACGTCGTCCGCCTCAGTCGCGTTCATGGCCGCCGTGGCTTCCTCCATCAGCGTCTCGGCCTGGCTGCGGGCGTAGGTCTTCCCGCAGTCGCACGGGCCGGGATTGAACCACGATCCTTTCGGCGGCTGGACGGGGAACGAGCACTTGTGGGCGGGCTGCGTGGTCATGTGCTGCTCCTGGGTTTGAGTGCGGCGGGGTGTCTCGTCGTGGTTCATGAGGCGGCCAGCATGCGCAGCCACCCGGCGTGGATGGCGTGGAGCTCGTGGCGGATGTTCCACCGGCCGGCTAGTTCCTCGTTGCCACCGTCGATGGCGTCGTCACGGAACCGTGCGGCGCTGGCAGCCTCAAGTCCGCTCTTGTCCGCCATGGCGGTGATGGCCTCGCGCAGCTGCTTGCGTTCCGCCTCCAGCTCGGTGATGCGGGCGCGGAGGACGTCGATCTCGCGGTATGCCCGGCCAAGCTCCTTGCCCATGTCGCCGAGCGGGGTGCGCTGCCGGGGTGTCTTCTCGGTCATCGTGTTCCTTCCAGTGTTTGAGCGGTCTCCGCCGCGGCGGACTTGACGGTGTGCTCGGCTGCCTGCACTGCGAGTGCCTCGGCGACGGCAGCGGCCACGAGGGCCTCGGCGGCGTCCATCACCTGCGTGACGCCCGGCCCGGTGATGCGGTCGATCTCGGCCTCGTCGCTGACCGGGGTGCGGAACAGGGCGTTCCCGAGGCAGCGCGTCACCGTGGAGTTGAGCGCCATGCGGGCGGCAGCGGATGCGGTTGACATGGGGGGTTGTCCTAGCTGCGGGAATGGGTTGGTTGCGCGGGAAACTCGGGAGAGGCGGCCAGTGCCGCCAGGTGCGCGTGCCACCGCTCGTGGTGGCCGCCAGCGTTGACCGGGACCGTCGGCTGCCAGCTCCAGCCGCAGGCGCAGCCGATGCCGCACATGCCCGGCTCCGCGCCGGGATTCAGCCAGTGCGGCAGGTGGCCGCCGTCCGTGACCAGCGGGGCATGGGCGGGGCACAGGTAGCCAGAGGCGACCCGGTTGAGCTGGCACCAGCCGGGCGCCTTGGCCAGGCCGCTGTAAAGCTCGCCGATGTTGAACGACTCGCCGCAGTCCGGGAGCATGCAGTGGCGCAGGTAGCCGGGATCGGTGAAGTCCGCCGCCGTCACGCCGCCACCTCCAGCGCGGCCGGCGGGTTCAGCGGCCACTGCGCCGCCGCCGCGTCCCACCACACCGGCCACGACGTCCCGCACGCCTCATGCGTGTAGTCGGCACGCAGGGAGCCGTTACCGGCCGGGGTGACCTTGGACGGGAGGACCGCGGGGTGGTCACCGGGATGGCAGGACGGGCACGAGTCGGCCAGGAACTGGGCGGTCACGACGCCAGCCGCCGTCCACGCGCAGCCTCGGCGATGAGAATGCAGCCGAGGCGCTCCGCCTGGTCTGGGGTGAGGTCCAGCCGGACACCCGCGTCCGGGATCGTCAGGTTCACGAGCTCCAAGCCGGGCGCGTAACCCCCGGCCCACACGTCGATCAGCGTCTCCACCCCGTCGTGATCCGGAGGATGGGTAAGCCCGTCGAACCGCTCGGTGGTGTTGCGGGTGTAGGCCGCGTCGAACTCGCAGGACACGAAGTGGGCCGGATCTGGCGCAGGGGAAGTCATCACGCCGCCTCCCTCGCGGCGACCTGGATACGCGAAGACGGGCTATCGCCGGACACCTCGCGGAGCAGGCTGTCCCAGTCCGACAGGTCGAACCAGTTCTTCTCCATCAGGTGCGCAGTCCAGCGGCACAGGGCCGACCAGGTCGCGATCCGAGGCACGTCAATCTCATAGCATCCCTGGTCGCGGTCATCGCGGCATTTGTCGTGCGCCGAGCGCCAGCGGACATCCTCCGGGTGCGTCAGCAGCTCCGTGATGTCGATCGCCGTACCGGACGGGTGGCGCTCCTCCCAGTCCGCTCGCGCCGCCTGCGCGGCGGTGACCTCGCCGAGGCGGACATACAGGCTGCCGGTGTCGCCCTGGATCGGGAACGAGCAGGTCTGGCAGATCAGGGTCAGGTCGCTCACTTGGCACCATCCATGGCTGAAGAGGGGGACCAGTCGCGGGACAGGGAGACCATCCGCCCGTAGTGTCCTTGGAATTGGAGGGTCACGGTCGTCTGAGCCCCCTGCCTGTTCTTGGTGATCAGAAGGTCGATTTCGCCTGCCCGCGGCGACTCCGGGTTCTGGGCGTCGTCCCGGTGCAGGAGGATCACGATGTCTGCGGACTGCTCGATCTCGCCCGACTCGCGAAGGTCGGCGCTGACCGGCACCTTGTCGGCGCGTGTCTCCGGGTTCCGGTTGAGCTGGGCGAGGAGGACGATCGGCATCTCGAACTCGCGGGCCATGATCTTCACGCCGCGGGCGAGCGCCGCCACCTGCTGCTGCCGCGACTCGGCCCTCGGCGCCCCCATGAGGCCGAGGTAGTCGATCACCAGCAGCCGCGCCGGGTCGCCGGAGCGTGCCATGGCTCGCAGGCGCCCGCGGATGTGTGCGAGCGTCTGCTCTGACGTGTGGTCGATGAACAGCCGGGTCTCCATCAGCCGGTCATGCACCCGTGAGATCAGGTCCCATTCGGGGTCGGTCACCTGGTGGCGGACGATGTGCTTCAGCGGCACCTTCGACGCGGCCGAAATGCGCCGCTGGGTCAGCTGCTCCTCGGTCATCTCCAGGCTGGCGAACAGCACCGGCAGGCCGAGGCGGCTGGCCACGTGGTCGGCGAGCCCGAGGCCCGCGAGGGACTTCCCGACCCCGGGCCTCGCGCCGATCACGATCACCTCGTGCGGCCTCATGCCGCCGATCGCGTCGTCAAGGTCAGGGAATCCGGTGGACAGCCCCGGGTCAACATCGTTCTCGAGCGCGTCCAGCACCTCGCGGACCGTCTCCGAGTTCGGGCGCAGCGCGGTTGTCCCGGCGAAGGCTGTCGCGTCCTCGACGATCTTGCGGATCTGGTCGAGGTGGACGTCCGAGTCGAATCCGGGGCCGCCGGCGATCTGCCCGCAGGTGGCGAGCGCGGCGCGGATGTTCCGCTGCTGCGCGGCTGCGATGACCTGCGGGGCGTGGTAGCCGATGTTCCCGGCGCGCTCCATCAGCGAGTGCAGGAACACGCCGCCGTGGCCGAGGCCCTTAGCGCCAACCTTGGATAGCAGGCCGACGCGGGACAGCTCGCCGAGCACCGAGGAGGGATCCACCTCGGTACCCGCGTCGAGCAGCTGCTCCACGGCCTCGAGCACGACGCGATTCGCGTTCGCGGCCAGGAACTCTGGGCGGAGGACGGCGAGCGCCTCGGTCGCGCCGGCAGATGACTGGATCGCAGTGCCGAGGACGGCGCGCTCGGCAACCACCGCGGGGCTTTCGTCTTCCGGCTCGTCCCAGTCGTCAACAGGGGCGAGGTGGCGGGGCGTGGGCTCGGTCACGACGCCTCCAGCTCGCGCCGCGCCTGCCGCGCAACCGCCTGGACGGCGGGAGCGGGGTCGCGGCCGTCCGCGATGGCGACCGCGGCGGCACGCAGGGCGGCGCCGTAGGCGACCGGGTTGTCGAGCAGCTCGGGCGGCGGCGGCGGGATCTCGGTGCGCTTCAGCCGCTCCGCGCGGATCTCGCGGACACGTTCCCGGACGTGCGCCGGCATGAGCCAGTCCGTCGTCTCGGTGTAGTGGGCGACGACCGCCGCCTCGCAGTCCGCGAACCGCAGGTCGCCGACAGCGGCGTGCCAGGCGGCGGCATCTGCCCTGCCGACTGTGCGCCGATCGAATGCGGCAGCGGCGGTAAGCAGGTCGATGGTTTCCTCGATCGTCATCGTGGCTCCTGGCTGCGGAGGCTGGCCTTGAGCGCCTGGGCATCGGCGACTCGCTGATCAGTGGTGGAGGGGCGCGGCGCGCCGGCAGGCCGCTGCGGATTCGGCGAGAAGCCCTGAAGCTCAGTCCGCAGGCTGTCGACGGTGACGGAGCGGTTTTCGGCAGCAAGGCGGAGCAGGGCGGCTCGGATCTCGTCATCGGTGAAGCGCCTGGAGCGGATCGCCTTGAGGACGACGCCGTTGACGGCCGGCCACTTGCACAGCGGCTCGGCTTCGGCGTAGGCGTCGGTCAGCCGCTTGGAGCGCTGAGTCTCGCTGAGTTCGCCAGCCGGCTCGCCGGCAGACACCGTAGGTGTCTGTACGTCTCTGTCGTCTGTAAGACCGTTAGGTCTTACAGAGACAGAGACAGCGTTGCTGCTCGTTTGCTGAGCATTTTTGTTAGCAACTTGCTTACCGGTCGTCTTAGACGTGTGTTGACCTGGTCGTTTGCGGCTCTTGGTGCCCCCTGCGCGACCAGCCTCGGCGCGTACTTTCGAGAGCTCCTCGACGTCCTGTTTGGTGCCGTTGCGCTTCAAGTAGGCGCACACTTGCCAACCCTGTGCTTCGAGGTTGCTTACCTCTTTGATTAGCCCAACGGAAGCAAGTTGCTTAGCAAGTTGGTTAGCGTGGTCGAGAGGTACCGGGTAGGCCAGCAGGCCGATCTGTTCATCTGGGACGAATCCGTCCGTGAGAAGCCGCTTGCAGTGCAAGATCATCTGCACGTACAGGTCGCGGGCGAGGATGCCATCAATCCCGTAGCGGGCAAGCGCACGGACCTTAGGGTCATCAGCGAACGTCACCGAGAGCTTGATGTAGATCTCGCTAATGGGCATAAGGCACCCCGCTCGAGCGCGTCGCGTCGCTGCCCGCGGCCGCCTCGTCGGCCCCGGTATCGGTGCCGTCCCGTCGCCGCGGATCAGGCCATACGGCCCGGACGCGTCCTCCCGGCTTCAATGCCGGGGCCGTGGTGGCGGGGGGGTTGTGGGCCACGGAAGGCCGCCTTCCTGGTCAATGTCGTAGTTGGGATATTCGGTGCGTTATTTACTTGATCCACACACTACACGTGTAGGCGAGTTCACGGCAACAGTTGCAAACGACCAGTAGATCAGGCATCATGACGTGAGAACGTGTTCTGGCATCATGAAGGGATGTCGACAGAGGTGCCTGAGGTCCTGGAAGCCCGAGAGGCGTACAAGCAGGCGGAAGCCGATGCGCTGCTGCTGCGTGCCCGCGCGAGGGCACGCCTGGGACGCGCCGTCGAGGATGCCAACAAGCAGCGCGGCGTGAGCATCGAGAAGATCGCCCGTGAGCTGAAGGTCGCGGCCGAGCAGGTGCGCCGGTACCGGGACGCGTACCGCAACTGGGACCGGGATCACCCGGGCGTCCCGCTGGACTGACGGCGCTCACCCCCGCTCACCTCCCGCCGCGTTCCCGCGTTCCCGCCGCACAGGCACGAGCAGCGCGGCCAGCGTGATGGCGGCGCACCCGGCGACCACGACGGCGTACAGGACCCATGCGAGGCTCATGCGATGCCTCCCGGGTCTTTCGGCGCGTTGATCCGGGTGAGCTTCCACCTGCGCGCCCCGCAGCCTCCTGCCGGGCTGAGGAACATCAGCTCCGGCTGGGGCTGACCTCGTCGCATCTGCGCGTAGAGCACGCCGCCGTGAGGCGAGCTAAAGCGGACGGTGATGCTCTCCGGGGTGTCGTCGGATGCGGCGGCGCCGAGGATCTGTCCTGTTGCCAGCCGGGCCCAGGCTTTCGCCCGTGCGGCCGCGGGGCTGCCGGGGGCGGATGCGATCCGGTCCCCGAACGTGGCCCCGCGGCCCTTGCGGCGGCGTTCCAGCTCGGAGCGGGCGAGGTACCCGGCGGCGAGGGAGGACGCGGCGAGGAGGGCGGGGCGGATCATGCGGCACCGTCCGCGGGGAGTTCCGTCACGTGCAGGACGATCCGGCCGCCGGGATGCCGCAGCCCGATGATCCCCTTGACCGACGCAACGTAGCGTTCGCTGTCATCAGGCAGCACTTTCGCCGCTACCAGCCCGTCGATACACGGCTTCCCGCTCGCCGGCGGAACATTATCGGGGTCGGTGTCACGGCTGTTGCCGGGCTGGTACTCGACGACGATCTCGGCGCGCTCGAGGCGGGGTACCTTCCGGCTGATCGCCGTCGCCCACGCGGCCTTCTTGAGCGCCTGGAAGCGGCGGTGGCGTTCCATGTGGTGCAGGCGCCCGTTCTGGGACAGCAGTTTCATCCCGGCGGGGAGCTCGATCACCCACTGTGGATCGGCCGGGGCGGCTGCGTGCGTACGCTCTGCCGCCCCGGCCGTGTCTGCGCGGCTCCCGGTTCCCCTCCTCCTGGCACCGGGAGCCGGGCCCCTGTCTGCGCCGGTGGGGGCTGGCGCAGACAGGGACGGTGAGGTGCTCCGGGCACCGTCAGGACGGGGGGCGACGGTGCCCGGAGCGGCGGCGCGAGTGTCCTCGAGCGCCACGGTTCCCCGGCCGGCTGATGGCGGGACGGCCGGGGAGCTTTCAGGGGTGCGGGTCATGCCGTCGCCACCTCAGCGGCGCGCGGGAACTCGGACCATTCGCGGCCGTCCAGTTCGCGCCCGGCACGCTTCTTTCCGACTCGGGTCGCAAACGCCCAGCCGTCAGGCAGTCCGCGTGTCCAGTTGGTCAGGTGATCCTCATTGCCGGCCACCCAGCCGGTGCTGCCATCCGGGTAGACGACAGTTGCCCCCTTGGGCTCCGAGAAGTCCTCAGGTGCCCACGGCGCATACTCGCCCCATTGCTTGAAGAAGAACGGGACGCCAGACTCCGCGCACTGGTCGCGCAGGGATCGTGCCCAGGCGGGATGCATCGGCCGGGCACCGGGACCGCTCTCTCCGCCGGCAATCACCCAGTCGAGCGACGGGCCGACGGTCAGCTCTTGCGTTATCAGCCCGGTCGGCTCGCGGTGCTCTGGTCCCCACCCCGGACGCCCGTCCAGCCAGTAGGTCAGGCGCGGCCGGTGCCCGTTCACGACCGGCCCGTGGAGGTCGATCGGCCCGAGCAGCGGCTCCGCCGAGATGAAACGGACCGCCGCCGGAGTCTCCAGCAGCGCCGGGATGCGGATGTCCGCCCAGTGCTGGTCCTCGGTGCTGACGCCAAGCCAGACGTTCGGGAGCGGCCACGGCGTCCCCTCAAGATCCCAGCCGCGTGCCGTCGCCGCAGCGAAGCACATCACCTGGAACTCCGGGGACGGCAGAAGCGACCGCATCCGCGCGTGCCGTTTCGTGAGTACCTGGAACGTGTGCTGTGACGCTCTTGCCATCACCGTGAACACGCAGGCGATGTACTCGTCCGGGACGTCCTTGTGGAACAGGTCGCTCATCGAATTTACGAAGACGCGCCTCGGCCGCTTCCATCGCAGCGGCTGGTCCAGCTTGTCCGGCCGCAGCTGCACGTCGAAGCCGCGCTCGAAGTAGTGGCCGGGCGTCCCGCGCCAGCGCTCGGCGAACGTGGACGCATAGCAGTGGTCACACCCGGGTGAAATCTTCTCGCAGCCAGTGACAGGATTCCAGGTCGCCCCGGCTGTCCCGTCGTCGCCGCGAGTCCATTCGATGCCGGTCTTGTCGCTCATCACAGAACCCCGTTCGCAAGGTCGTCTTCGATGGCCGCTTCGATCCCGGCTATCTCCGGGTCGTCGGGCAGGTAGTAGGTGCGCGCGGTGGCGCAGAAGATGATCAGATCGCCGGCGGTGAGCGGTGCGCCGGACCCGTCCACCGGGCCGAGCGGCTTCCGCGCCAGGCGCAGGTCGATCCGGCACACCAGGGCGACGAGGGCGCGGCTGAGGATGCCGAGGGCGGTGAATGCGAGGCTCATGCTGCTGCCTCCGGCGGGATCTCGTACGTGCCGTCAGCTGTCAGCAGCATCAGCGCGCCAGCGCCGTGCGCGGACATGACCATGACCGGGACTTCGGCGGGGTCCTGCCACGACCGGACCGTGTAGCCGCGTGCCTCGTCGTGAGGGTCGCGGCGAGAGTCGATCCGCTCGTGGCATCCGGTTGTCCCGGTGCCCAGGACCGTTATCAGGTTCGACGGGCTGTTGCCGCCGCCCTGGGAGCGCCTCTTGCGATGCTGGAGGCTGTACGGCCGGCCTATGACGCTCACGCCGCAGCAGACGCAGCGGTGGTCGTCACGCTCGAGCACGAGCGCCCGGGTCTTCGCGTCCGGGCCCGTGTAGCGCGCCGCCTTCGGCCTCGCCGCGGTACGGACGGTCTCGCCGCCGCGTGCCATCGGCGACGGCCGGGACAGGCCCTTGCCGCGCGCCAGCTCCGTCTTGCGCTGCAGTCCTCCCGAACGCTTCAGCTCAGCCATGGTCGATGACCTCACCCTCCAGGTAGACGACCACGTTGCCGGGGCCCTGGCGGGACGGCTTCTTCGACGACTTGCCGGGGACGTCGAGCACCATCTGCTGACGCCGCACGGCCTCGGCGACCTCGGCGGGCGGGCCGTCGATGCGAATGCGGACGCTCATCACCGCACCCCCGCCGCGTTGTACATCGCCCGGACACTGTTGAGGATCGACTGCCACGCGAACAGTTCCTTGTCCAGCGCGCTCGCAGTCCGGATCGCATGCTTGTAGGACAACTCCGCGTCTTCGGCCTTCGACCGCTGCTCCAGCGTCTGCAGCGTGGCCTCGGCCTTCCGCAGGTACTCCGGACCTTCGGTGCGCTTGATGACGTGAGCCTGCGCGCGGTCGAACTCCAGCTTCGCGGCGTTCATGGCGCGCTCGGCCCCGGTGACGATCGACACCCCGGCGGCGATGCGGTTCTTCGTTTCCACGATCTTCCGCTCGACGTCCACCGGGTTGTGGATGTCTCCGGAGACGTCGTGGCCGGTCATGACTCGCCGCCTGTCGGCAGCGCGAGCGCGTCCAGGGCGATGCCCTGCAGATCGCCGCGCTGCCATGCCGCGATCACCTCGTCGCGGGCGTTCTTCGCCGGCCGGTAGCTGAACGCCCCGGTCGGCTTGACGTCCGCGACCGCGGCGACCTGCTCCTTGTCGCCGCTCTCCTTGTCGACCAGGTAGCCGCCGGTCTCCTCGATCTCCTTCAGCAGCGCCGTCCGGACCTCGGCCCGGATGCGGGTGCGGACCAGTTCGGGGAACACGGCGCGGATCACGTCGAGGAGTTCGGTGTTCGTCACCGCGGACGGGTCAAGGTAGTCCTCGAGCCCTTCCGGGTTGTGCTCTTTCAGCCAGCCGGTGAGCGCGTCCTCGGTGACGCCGACGTTCTTGCCGCCGGCCTTGATCGAGATCAGCCCGATCTCGGTTCCGTTCGGCATCATGACCTTCTGCTGCGGCGTGCCGTCTGCGCGCAGCGGCCCGAATGCCGCCTCGGCGTCCTTCCGCGCGCCCTTGTAGGCGCCGCTGATCTCCTTGCCGATCACGTCCAGCACGGCGACGCGCAGGGCGTGGTCTCGTGCCGACATGCTCCCGTCCGTCATGCCGCGCTCCTCAGCTCGTTCTGGCGGTTCTTCAGCACGTCGCCGAGCTCGTTGGCGATCTCGGGGGTGACGGTCTTGTCCTTGACGGCGCGGGCCAGTTCGAGCTTCAGCCCGCGGATGTCCTCGTAGCTCCCGGCGCCGCCGGCACGGCCGGTGAAGTCGACAGCCCAGGCGGACTCGCCGTCGCCGGCGTCCTGCGCGGGTTCCGCGCCGTCCGCGGGCTGCTGCTGCGCCTGCCGTGCCCGGCCGCGCAGTTCCGCGACGCGGGCGTCGATCGCCCGGCGGATCTCGTTAGCGCGCTCCGCCTCGAGCGCGCCCCGGTCGTAAAGCTGAGTCACCTCGTCCTTGATGGCGATCACGTCGTCCGGTGTGGCGATCTCCGCGACCTTCACGTCCCAGTCGCCGAGGTCTTGGCCTGCCGGGCGCTTCGGCTCCTGTCGGCGTTCCTGCTGCGATCCGGCACCGTCCGCGGCCTTCTCGCGGGGCTTCCACTGCCGCTGCTGCCCGTTGCCGTCCGGGCGCGGCCCCGAGGCGTTGTCGAACGCGCTGGATGCCGACTGCTGCCAGCCCTGCTGCGCCGCGCCGGCGTCATCATCCTCGCCGTCCGGGTGGACTCCCGTGGCCGCACAGAGGCAGTACCGGCGGGCGTAGGTGATCGCGGATCCGACTTCCCGCGGCCCGGTGCTGCGGGGATCGGGCAGCGGGTAGAACCCCTCGTCAGACTCGCCTGACTCGTGCCGCAGCGTGTACACCAGGACGAAGGCCCCGTCCGCCATGGTCGGCTTGCTGGTGAACGACAGCCCGAACGACCCGAGCAGCGGTATTACCACCTGGCTGATGTCGGCAAGGTCGGCGTACTTGTAGCTGTAGCCCTGCGCCCCGTTCTTGCCGGGGATCTTCGCGGTCTCGCCCTTGGTGATCCTGGGCAGCTTCGCCTGCAGTTTCGCCAGCGCCGCGTTCAGTTCCGGTGTTCCGTCGCTCACAGCGCACTCCCCGATGTCGTGAGGCCGGTAAGGTCCGCGACGATCCGCCGCTCGGCGTCGTCGGGGGCGGCGTAGGTGATCGCGGCCCAGGTGTCGTCCCGGTCTCCGGCGTCCCGGACGAGCCCGGCGAATGCGTTCATATAGATCGCGAATGCGGTGGCGTCGTCCGGAGCCTGCTCGACGCGGCGGAACGCGTCGCCGAGGTTCACCGAGATCTCGTCGCGGAGCGACATCTCCTCCGGATCGGCCCCGTCGGCGACGAGCGCCCCGTAGACGGCGGTGTCGATGATGGCCTGCAGCCGCTGGACGAGCGCACTGCGGCGGCGAGGGGCGGTCGTGACGGTCATGCGGCACCCCCGATCGGCATGGCCCACATGGCGGGCTGCTCGAACCGGCTGGTGGTGCCGGTGATCCGGCCCATGCGGCGCAGCAGCTCGGCGTAGTCGGCGCCGGTGGCGCTGCCGTCGCATGCCGGGTAGGCGAGCTTCTCGATCCGCGCCCCGGCCGCCTCAGCGCGCCGTTCCCGGACCTGCGGGGAGGCCATCGGGATCTCGCGGGGCAGCGGCCGGATGCGCGGGCCCGGCGCGTCCTCGCGGACCCGCTGCGTCTCGGTGTGCGCGGGGCCGTCGAACGGGTGCTGGCCCTTCAGCGCGGTGCGCAGCCTCGCGAGCACCTCGGGCGTGGCCTTCGCCCACTCCGGGGCGGAGGGTCCGAACACGGCCTGCGCGTCCGCGAGGCCCGGGATCTCGCCCGTGTCGCGGAGCGGGTCCGGCTGCGGCCCGTCGGGAACATTCCGGAGATCGTCCGCGATCGTGAGCGCGGTGTCCGGGTCGAACTGGTGGCGGCCGCGCCTGCAGCTGCGGGGCAGGAGCGAGATGGTCACGCGGCGGCCCTCCGCTCCGTGATGAAGCGCCGCCACTCGGCGGTCAGGGTGTCATACTCGCCATCGGATCGGCCCCATGTGGCGGCAGCGGCCTGAAATCCGAGATCCGCCGCCCAGGCATCGATCGCATCCTCCTCAAGGAGACCGCTGATCGCGGCGGCGCGAGCGTGGTAGGGCGCCTGCCCGCAGTCGTGGGCCCCCTCGGCGTCCTCCAGCGGGCAGCGCTGTCCGAGGATGCACATGCCGCCGTGGCCGAGGTCCAGCGCCTCCAGGTCGATCGCCCGCTCGACGCCGGGCTTCCACCAGTCCGGGTCGTGCTCGTCGAGGAACTGCGCGCCCTTCGCGACGCGTTCGGCGATGGTGATCATGCCGCCACCGCCGTCTCCGGCCGGATGTTCCCGAGGTAGGACATGACGGCGCTGTGCTCGTCCATCACCTTGCTGCTGACCGCGGTGGCGGCGTAGGTGACGCCGCCGCCGAAGTGGCGCACCGCCTTGTAGACGCCGCCGGCGCCGGTCGGGTCCAGGGCGGTGACGCCGAGGATGTCCGCGATCCAGTCGACCTTGGCGCGGTTCTCCTCGTCGGTGCCGTCGTAGACGCGGTAGTCGAACGCGCTGCCGGTCTTGCTGAGCGGCAGGTCCGGGTGCGTTTCGAGGAACGCGGCGAGGTTTTCCAGGCCGCGGATGGCGTCGGCGTGCCGTATGCCGATGCCGATGGTCGCGAGTGTCATCGCGGTATCTCTCCTGTCTCGGTTACCATGTGTGCTGGCGGTATCTCTCCGCCCTGGCCGACTCGTGTCGGCCCCGGCCCCGGTGTTCGCCCACCGGGGCCTACTCATGCCGCCCTGTTGAGGGCGCGGTCTTGCTTGGCCCGGTACTGCCGCTCGATCGCCTCGGCTGACCCGGCCGGATGGCCCGGCCAGTACGCGGCGCCGGCGACGGCCCGAGCGCCTTCGGAGCAGGCGAGCGCGTCCCGTTCGGCGGAGGCGTCCCGGAGGATCCTCGCCGCGGCGGTGATGGCCTCGTCCCGGGTGATCATCAGGCGGCCTCGGCCTCGGCCGGCTCGGGCTGGTCGTCCTCGGCTGCCTCGCCCTGCGCTGCGCCGAGCTCGCGCATGATCGCGCTGACCGGCACGCGGAGGTTGCGGGCGATGGTGTTGAGTGTGGTGACCCGCGCGCTGGAGACCTCGCGCTCGATGAGCGAGAGGGTTCCCTGCCGGATGCCGACCGCCGCGGCGAGGGCCTGCTGAGACCAGCCGTCCTTCTCGCGGAGGGCCTTGATCGACGGCCCGTTCTGCCGGGGCGGTCCTGTCCGGCGGAGAGCGGCGCGGGACTTGATGTCCTCTTGTGTCCCTTCCATAAAGGACACAATAACCGTATAGGGATCATTAGGCAAGTGCTACCGGGCCACTGAGGGACATGAAGTGCCAAAGCGTATAGCGATCAATGCTCTACGGCCCTCTGACCTGCGTACGTGCCGCTAGGGGCATTGGTGGTACCGTCGGCATGTCGAAAGTTGACGCGGCGTGAATGCGTCGGTCACGATGAGGATCTGAGCGGCCATAGACGGGACCCAAATGGACAGCACGTACCCGCCCGAAGCGTGGCGGCGCCTGGGCAAGGACCTGGAACGCCGCCGCGCACAGCTCGGCTACGGCTACCGCCAGCGCGAGGACTTCCTCCGCGACCGCGGCGGGCCGCCGCCGTCAGTCAAGACCATCGGCCGGCTAGAGCGCGGAGAGCGCCACGGCTACCCTGAATCCACGATCACCCTCCTCGAGCAGATGTACAGCGTCGAGCCGGGATCATTCGAGACCGTGCTGCGCGGCGGCAGCCTCGAGCCGCTGTCCGCCACGGAAAGCACCAGCGACCCGTCCCTGCAGGCCGCCCGTGCCCGCGCGGACACCTCCGACCCGGGCACCGCCCCCGACGTGCTGTTCCCCGGCGACCCGGTCCGCCAGGACATGTGGCGGGTGATCACCGACCAGGCCATGCCCGCGGACGAGAAGCTTGCCGCCGTCGCCGGCCCTGCGCTGTTCCCCCAGGATCGCGCCAAGCAGGCCATCGTGGCAGCCGACATCATCGGCCGCGAGAAGCCGGCCGAGATGGCGGCGAAGATCCGGGTCCTGGACCGCATGCGCGACCGGACGCGGGAGAGGGCCGGGCACAGCGAACAATCCGCGTAAGTCCCCTTGCCCGGACTGTAGCAAACATGTAACCCTATGAAGATCCGGTAAACCCGGACAACCCCGAACACGTCGCTTATGACGGGGAGTATCGCAGGCAAACTGCCAACCATGACGCCGCCCCGGGACCTCGGCGGCAATCCCGCTACCGCGCACGAGGGGACTACCTCCATGCCCTCCGACCCCGCCGATCCCGCACCCCTCGCCGAGCACGTCGCCTTCGCCGGGGCCCTGTACAGCCAGGCCGTCCGGCTGTGCGGCACGAGTCCCCAGCCGCAGCCCGTCGAGTTCGCCGTCCTGGCCGATGCGATGAGGACCCTCGCCGACGCGCTCCGCGGCGCCATCCCGTCCGCCGAGGCGCTTGCCGAGTCGTACGCCTCCGGGTGGGACGGCTGCGAGGAGGCGATCGCCGCGCTCGCCGCCGAGGAGGACCCGCCCGGGCGGCACCTGCGCCGCGTCAGCTAGAGCCGGGCGATCATCTCGCCGAGCCCGCCGCCCCCCGGCAGGGGCGCGACCTCCGATGACACCACCCGCATCCCGGCCGCCTCCGCCCACCCCTCCACCGTCTCGGGCGCGTGCCGGCGCATGGTTATCCCCATCCCGGCGAACGCGTCCGTCGCCGCCTGCGGGGCACCTGGCATCGCCGTGCTGGTGACCAGCCACGACCCGGGCGGCATCAGCCGTCCGTAGGCGGCGAAGATCTCCGCGCCCTCGTCTGCCGGCCAGAAATGGGCCGCCATCCGGATGTGGCAGCACCATGGCCCCGGCGAGTCCGCGATCACCGGGTGCGCGAGCAGTTCCCCGGGCCGCGACGCCCACCCCTCGATCGCGTGCACCCGCGGATGGCTGGGCCGCACCGCCTGGCGGATCAGGACCGCCTGCGGGTTCGGGTCGGCGAACACGTGCGTGCCGTGCAGCACCTTGCCCCGCGTCGTCACGTGCGGTTCCGGGTCGGCGGGCAGTCCCGCCGGGGCGTGCACCACCGTGCTGGTCCCGTGCCTGAGCGCGCGGACCGTGGCCTGCCGGTGGAACTCGCGGGCATGCCGCACCGCGGCGGCCGTGCCGGGCGCCATCGCCTCGATCCGGGCGGCGATCTCCCGGTCCTCGGGGTTAGCCCACCTCGAGGCCGCCCACGCGGCGTACAGGCGGCCGCAGTCGGTCGGCTCCATCGGCGGATTTTCTCCTGTCACAACACTGATATCAGTCAATACAGCGCTGCCGGGGACACTGGTGTCACACGGTCGCCAGCAGCGCACTAGGGCGGCGGCAACCGTGCCGTGCCTCGCAAAACAACCCTACTGCCGGGTAATCTCTCGTATCACACCGGCCCCGGCCGGGACCGGAACGCACCGGCGCACACGCCTTACGCCGCACGGGTTTGGCGAGGATGCGGCGCGAGCTCGGCGTGCTGCAAGACCGGATGGTGCCGTACCCGTTGCAGGGCGGCCAACTGCGTGAGGTCGTGGCAGGGCTGCGGCGGGGGCGGTAGGCGGCACCCGGGCACAGCGAGGGGCCGCGCACCTGCAAGGTGCGCGGCCCCTCCGTCGCGTTCGGTCAGGCTCGTTTGACCGGGGCATACAGGGCGTTGTCCGCCACGTCCCACTTGCCGGCGATCTGCCAGCCGTGCTCGCGCAGCACGCGCTCGGCATCGGCCTCTATCACGCCGAGGACATCCTCGTGGTCGGTACGGATCTCGGTCTCGGCCTGCATGACCGCCGTGTCGGTGAGGTTTCCCTCGGCGTCGTTGATGATGACGGACGCGTCGCAGAATTCGCCCGCGACCACGTCGGAAGCCGTGCCGATTGCTGCCGTGTAGGTCATTTCCCGCTCCAGTTTCTCCTCGATCGCCTGGCTGATGAACTTGTTGACCGGCATCTCCGTGCGCTCCAGGTGCGCGGCCAGCCGTTCCCGCACCGCCTCGGGGGGACGGACGCGGAACGGGGGGTGCTTGTGCTGGCTAGGCATCGGCTGTATGAGCATTGCCGGTGATCGAGACCCTGACGTCCCCGGGGAGCGTCGCCTCCACGGTGCCCTGGGCCAGCCAGTCGGTCCAGGAGAACTCGCCGCCGATGAGCTCGGCCCAGCGCTGCAGCATAGCCCGCATCTTGTCCTCGAAGTCGTCGTGGCGGTACTGGCCGACGATGACCATCTGGCACGCTGCGGGCTGCCCGACTTTCCTGCCTGACCATCCGATGTCGTCCGCGCACAGCTCCGGGTCATCCTGCTGGAGGGCTTCCGGCAGGTCCGCCATGGTCATGTTGCTCATTTCCCGCCCCGTTCTCTCGGTGGTGGGTCCACCATAACAAGGTGGTAGGACCACCGCAAGAGGGAATCCCTCACGGGAGGGAAACAGGCTCCACCGTCACCGACGCGCCGGCCGCACCGTCACGCGCACGCCCTTCCCGTCACCGATCGCCCTGCATGATCGCCGCCGCGACATTCATCCCTCCGCCACCCGCAGCCCGACGGCCGCGAACCCGGCCGCCGACGTGGACCGGAACTCGTTGTCGTCCGCGCCGCCCCGCGCCCCTTCCATCGGGTACACGTCCGCCCACCAGCGGGACAGGGCGTCACGGACCGCGTCGTCCTGTCCGGGGGTGAGGCTCCGCAGCCACCGGTCCAGTTCGGCCTCGTCGAGGCCGTACCTTGCGGCGTACGTGTCGTCCGGGTGGCCTGATGCGCGGGCATCGGATGCCGCCACCGCCCATTCGCCCCACAGGGCGGCCCGGAACGTGCCGTCGGCGTCGACGGCGAAGATGCTGGCGGAGAGCTGCTCACCGCCGACGACCTCCGTCAGCGCGTCCGCCCACGCGAGCGGGACCGGCAGCATGGCTGCCAGTTCGGCGCCCTGGAGCTCCCGTCGCGCGGTCAGCTCCAGTTTCGCCTGCACGGACAGGCTGCCGGTACCCACGCGGGCGAGAATCGTGCGTTCCCGGCGGGACGCGAGCCATGCGCCCAGCTCTGGGCCGCTCCAGAACCGGGCGAGGATGCTGCCCGTGTCGGTGCTCGCGGCGTTTTCGCCAGTGTCAGTCACGGTGAAGTCTCCTCAGGCGGCGCGGCCGGTGACGGTGGTCCGCGACGTGTCACCGTCGTTGGTCCACTCGCCGACCGTGAAGCCGAGGATGTCCCGGATGGCCTCGGTGGCGCGCTCCATCCCGAGCTCCTCCTCGCCCCACGGCTCGACCGAGGTGGCGTTGGAGAGGGAGCCGTCGGCGCCGGTAATGAGCTCCCACCGCGCGTCGTTGTCGGTCCAGTCGCCGGTCTCGACCGCGATTTCGCCGGTGATCACGTTGGCGGTGATCTTGATCTCGAGGCTGGTGTTCATGTCCCGCTCCTGATGTCGTTCCGTCCTGACATCTCGACTATGGCATACCTGGAACAGTTTGTGCCACAAAAATCGGGGAGCGTGACCTACTCGTTATAAATACCGGGGCTACACCGGCTGCACATCGAGCCGCGCCCCCGGCATTGCCGCCCACTCGCCGCAGGCAGCCAGCCCCAGCACCACGGCCTCCGTCAGCGACGGTGCCCGCACCACCATCCCGACCTCGGCCTTCTCCGCGCTGAACGCCGCGATCACGCCCTTGCCCTGCGGCGCGTCCCCGGGGCCCAGCGTCTCACCGGCGTGCGGCACTGTCAGCACCACCTCGAACGCCAGCAGCGGGCGCGGCACGGCAATGTCGGGGAACAGCGGGGCGAGGGTGTCATCAGCCATGCCCGCACGGTAGCGCGCACTGCCGACATTCCGGCACCGCCGTCATTCTGAGTCGGGCTGGGTCTTCCGCCGGGGGTCGTCGCCGAGCTCGCGGTCGATGAATTCGAGGAGCGCGCGCCTCACGATCGACGCGAGCGGCACCTCATACCGCTGCCGCTTCCGGATCGTCTCCAGGTCCTCACGCATGGGCTCGTCGAGGCGCAAATTGAACCCCTTCTTGGGCGGCATGCGGGAACCTTACAGAAGCCCGCAGTTACCCCCATCGGCGGGTTACGCAGCGTATCACGATGCACCCGGCGTAGTGCGAAAGTTGTGACAACCCGTGATGTTGTGACTACGCCTCGAAGACTGCCCCCAAACGCAGCGCCCCCCGGAAGACCGTCATCTTCCGGGGGGCGCGGTTTTAGCGGTGAGAGGGCCGCCTCCGGGCGCGGCCAAGCATGCGCGCCATCATGCGCTCACGCCCCCTTCAACTGGTCCTCAACACGCCACCAGAGCCGCACGGAGGGTGCCCGGCTCCCGCAGATCCCGGAGGCGGTACGCACGCACCTGCCAGCCCCCTATCCTGCCGCCTCGGCCTGCAGGCCACCGTGATCGGTAGCACCCCAGATCCGGTACTGGACGTAGTCGTTACACCACAGGCATGACCACGCGAGATTTTCGACGGCATTCAAGCCGCCGCTGACTCGCATAACGAGATGTTCAAGCGAGCCGATTCGCCTGCCGACAGCGTCCCACGGTAGCGGCCGGCCATCTACGCCAGACGGACGCGGTTCAAGAGCCAGCGAGTTGCAGTAGACACAACGTCCCCGTGCTTTCTCCAGCACGCTCCAGACGTCCCCAGCGGTCAGCTTGGCAGCCGTCTCCGACGGGGAACGCTTACGGTTGGCCGTCTTTGCCTTCCGGGCACACCACGCCAGACGTTCAGCTTCTGCCGTCCGCTCGAGGTAGTCGGCCCAGCTGGTGAACCCGCTAGCGGGTGCGCCGTCTGCAAGCGTGAACTTCACGGCTCTAGCCCCTCGAACAGGTCCCAGCGGATCAGGCGCTTAGCCAGCGTCTCGCCCGGGGTCACATGCGCGGCGGCCAGGGCGTCCCGGATGAGCTTGGCGGCGTAGTCCTCGGCCTCACGGGCGCCCGCCGCATCGATGGCGAGATCGACGGACAGGGCGTGAGCGTCAAGAGTGCTCTGGCCGACCCCCGCACCGGCCTCGGCGGGGAACAGGCCCTCGATGCGGACGCAGAGGTCCGGACCGGGGATGTCCACGGTGAGAATGTCAGCCTCGTACTGGAAGGCGGTCATGCCCATCCCCACTCCGGCTTCGCGGTTCTCGTTACGGTCCAAGTAGTCGGCTAGGGCTTCGGTGATGATGGCGTTCACACGCCGCTCAGTCCGCTCTGCGAAAGCACGAAGCCGCTCGCGCACGTCCTCGGGAGGGCGATACGCGAGCGGCGGGTGCTTGTGCTTACTGGGCATCTCAGTTCTCGGACTTCCCGTTGCCGAAGGACGCGGGGCGGACGAGCGACCCGGCAGGTGGGTTGACGATGAAGCGCCCGCTGGTCTCCGCCGAGATGGCGCGGGCGATGTCGCATGCGTTCCCGTAGTCGGGGACCTGCGCGATGGTGACCGGCTCACTCTTGCGGTAGCAGACTTCGGCGGTGTGCTGGTCGCTGGTGATGGTGAACATTTCCCGTCCCGTTCTCTTGGTGGTAATACCACCTTACTTGGTGGCACTACCACCTGTCAAGCCGGGGAGTGTCCCTGCCGAAGTTGCGTGATGCAACTAGCGGACGAGAGTCGCATCCACGAAACGCTGCACAGGCTCGAAAAGCCCGTGCGGGACATACTCGGACAGCTCGCCGATCCGCACGAACTCCACCCGGTCATGCTCCTCCGGGTCGCCGATGTGCGGCGTCCCCGCGATCACGTCGCACGCCACATAGGACATGTGCCTCTTTGTGGCGGGGTGAATCCTGGAGCCCAGAAGCTGCCGCGCCTCCACGGTCAGGCCCGTCTCCTCCAGCGTCTCGCGGACCGCGGCCTCCTCGACCGATTCGCCCGGCTCGACACCGCCGCCAGGTAGTGCCCAGAGGACCGTCCCCTCCTGCTCCCGCCGCCGGGCCAGCAGCAGCCTGCCGTCCTGCACGATGACGGCGGATGCGATCGCGGGCTTGGCTTCAGACATGCTGGCCCTCCAGAGCCTCTAGGACCGGCGGGAAGATGCTCCCGCGCGGGATGTGCTGTTCGATCTCGGCCGCCGGCGCCCACATGACGCCGGCGTTCTCGTCCTCATCCTTGTTGACCGGCTCGCCGCTCACCCATGAGCATGCGAAGTACTCGCACCGGACGCCCGTGACGGGATGAACCCTGCCGCCCAGGTGCTCCGTTACCGAGCATTCGACGCCCGTCTCTGCGAGCGTCTCCCGGACCGCAGTCACCGCCGGGTCGGCGCCGGTCTTCACAGTCCCGCAAGGGAAGCCCACCCGGATACCGCTGTTGTCGTCCCTCCGCCGCACCAGCAGCACGTCCGGGCCGCGCGTGACGATCGCCATCGCCACCCGGTACATCTGCGGGCCGACCGGGTTCTCCGGGCTGGACAGCTCCCCGAACCGCGACCGCTCCGCCGGCGACGCGGCGGCGTACGCCCGGTCCAGTGCCCGCTGTTGCGCGGCCCGCGGCCTGGTGCCAGGCTGCTCGGCCCATCCGGCGACGGTACGCGGGGCGACCTGAAGGCGTGCGGCGAAGCCCTCGGTGGTCACGCGCAGGGCAATGCGCAGGGCCGTCGCGTCCTGTCCAGTCCACGTCCGGCCTGCCATCTGGTTACCGCCTCAAACTGCAATGGTTCCGCATGGTGATCATCGCCGCCGCGCGTTTGACTTAGCGGCATGAGCCCGCAAGAACGCCGACGGCTCGCCGCGGCCCTCGATGTCATCGAGACGCGCCTCGAAGCTGTTGAGCGCGGCGTTGCCGACCTCACTGCCGAGCATGATGCGCCGTCTTCAGTTCGGCAAGCTCCCGCTCGACAGCCAGTAGCCGCTCGCTGAGGTTTTCCACTCTCGCGGCGATACCCGCGTCGGACGGGGGCGGCTTGCGCACGAACGTGCCCATGCCGTGAATCGTCTCGGCGATGCCGAGATCCCGCAGCACGCCGAGCGCCTTGTCGATCGTGCCCTTGGATGCCCCGTAGTGCTTCTCCAGCTCGGCATACGTGGGCATCTGCGCGTCCACGGGCCATTCACCGCCGTCGATGCGCTTGCGCAGATCGTCGGCGATATGCCGGTACACGGCCGGGTTCCTGCCTCCTCGCTGCACCATAAGGCACAGCGTAGAGGGCGGAACTTAATTAGGAAACCCAGGGGTGAGTTATCCCTTGACTCTCCTATGACAGTCATGGCAGACTCAAGACTGTCAAGGCGCTGCGGACGCTACCGCAGCAGGAGAGCGTGAGGACGGTACGCATGCTTGAGACCCCCGTCAGCGAGTGGGTTGACCTCGGCTACATGGCCGACAAGACCGGCTTCGACGAGGTGACGCTGCGGCGCCTGATCGACTCCGGGGATCTCCCGGCAATGCAGGTCGCAGGCGCGACGCGCACTTCCCACAAGATCCCGCGCCGCCTGGTCGACGAGGCTTACGCCGCGGTGATGGCCGGCGCACAGGTTGAGCTCCGCGCATTCGCCCGCAAGTGGGCCCAGCGCAACTCCGCATCCAAGGCGGTGGCATAGATGACCGCCGACCTCGACATCTGCCCGTCCTGCTGGCGCGAGCACCCGGACTCCGAGCCGTGCACGAGCCTCGCGCAGCGGGCCGCAGACAACACCGCGCTCCTCGCCCGCGAGGCCGCTGAGCGGCTGACAGCGGAGGCATGTGACTGACATGGCCCGTTCCGCTGCAACCCCCCGAACCGAAGGAGCGCCATGCGCGCTGACCCCAAGCCCCCGGACCCGGAGGACTGTGTCCTCTGCAACGTCCGGGGTGCCGGCTGCCCGTTCCACGGGCGCGGCTCCCGCTGACCCGGAAATGACGAACGCCCCGCAGTGGTGGTGCACCCGGGGCGCTCTGAGCTATCCCAACCGCCTGGAAAGGAACTCTGATGCGCAACCTAGCACGCCTGTCACTCCTGCGCCCCCTGACTCGCCGGCGCGCCGTCCGGACGCTGACCGCCGAGGCGATCGCCGCCGCGGAGCAATCCGGCTACAACCGGGCGAAGGCCGAGATGGCGTCGTCGTCATGACACCCGCCTCCGTCACGCAGATCAACACCAGGCAGGACATGTCCCGCTGGACCCGCGACCACGCCGACAAGCCCGGCATCAACTGGTCCACCGAGGCTGGCCCCGGCGGAACGATGATCATCGTCGAGCACGAGGCGGACCGCACGACCGCGGGAACCGGGGTGCCGGCATGAGCACGCGCAAGCGCACCAGCGGGCCGGACTTCATGGAGACCATGGCCCACGGGAACGACATCAACGCGATCCGCATGGCCGCCCTCGACATAGCCCGCGACCTGTACGGGCCGAACGCCCGGCTGGCGATCGAGGACACCGGGACCATCCAGAAGGCGGTCGCGACGCACAAGGGCCGCTTCTGTGCCCACGTGACGGTCCGCTGCCTCGACTACCCGGCGGAGGAGCTGTGAGCGCGAACCGCACAAGCCTCCAGTTCAGCCCCGGCGCCGCAGGCCCGGTGCTGCGGGAAGACCTGTCGTGGCAGGACGGGGCGGCCTGCCAGTACACCGACCCCGAGATTTTCTTCATCGAGAAGGGCGGCAGCCCGGCGCCCGCGAAGCGCGTCTGCCGAGGCTGTGACATCCGCGTGACCTGCCTGCAGTGGGCGCTCGACACCCGGGAGCGGTTCGGGATCCTCGGCGGCATGTCAGAGCAGCAGCGGCGCGGCATTCTCCGGCTCGGCCTCACCGCGGCCGAGGCGATCGCGGAGGACGGCAGCCGGCGCCTGCGGAATGCGGCGCAGGAAGCCGCACGGCAGGACCAGCGCAATGAACGGGACCGTCAGCAGCGCGCCGGGGCGCGCGCGATGGCCGCCGGCTCGGGTACCCCGGCGCCTCAGCTCAGAGACGAGGGCGGCCAGTTCCTCGCTCAGGTATCAGCGGCAAAAGCCGCGTAACGAAAGGAAACCCTGTGAAAACCTTTATCGGCGTCGTCGTGATCGTGGTCGACGCCATCGTGGTGAAGGCGCTGATGATCGCCCAGCATGCCCCGCACGCCGGCAACAAGGTGGCGGAAGCCGCAGTCGTTCTCTTCGTCGCCAACGTGGTGATCTTCTGGCAGCTCAGCAAGGCGAAGAAGGCCACAACCCCGTTCGGCGGTTCCCGGTGAAGGCGACCGCCCCGCCGGAGCGCGTGAACTGGCCGTCGGTCGTCGCCGTGTTCGTCGCGCTGCTGATCCTCATCGCGGGGGTCGCGGGGATGGTCGGCTTCGTCCACGCCCATAACTGGCTTGGCGTCGCCGACATCATCGGCTCGTGGCTGCTGGCGATCGGCGTGGGATTGGTCGCCGAGCGGATCACGCGCCCCCGCGCGAGGGGGCAGCGGTGACACGCGAACTCGTGCTCGCCGCCGCGCACACCGCCGCCGCGCACCAGTCGAACATCCCCAGCTGGATCGCCCTCATCGGGGGCGCACTCCTCATCGCGCTGATCATCCGCGGGAAGAAGAGGAGCTGACCGCTGATGCGCAGGTACCGCTACCCGTACCGCCGCAGCGACGTCAGCCCGCGGGCGGTTGCCGTGGTGCTGGGCGCGGTCGTGGTGCTGGCGGCGGTGCACGCGCACTCGCCGGCCGGGACCGGCGGCACGCACGCCGGGAAACGGCATGCGGCCTCCCCGTCCCGGGAAGCCCGGACCGCGGTCGCCTACGCCGAATCCAAGGTCGGCCGGGTGCCGTACGTGTGGGGCGGCGTCACCAACGCCGGGATGGACTGCTCGGGCCTGACGTGGAACGCGTGGGGCGATGCCGGGGTGCACATCGCCCGCACCTCCCAGGACCAGTGGGCGACCGAGCACCGGGTCTCCAGCCCCGCAGCCGGGGACCTGGTGTTCTTCGCCGGCGTGGACGGAACCGCCGAGGCCCCCGGGCACGTGGGGATCGTCACCAACCCGTCCCGGCACCTGATGATCGACGCCTACGGCGCCGGAACTTACGTCCGCTCCGACACCTACGGACTCGCGTCCTCGGCACCGGGGCTGTCCGCCGTCATCGGCTACACCAGCCCCGCATAACCCCCATCCGCCACCACTCCCGAAGGAGAGCACATCATGTTCCTCGTCAAGGCGGCTGTCATCGTCGCCATCGGCCTGTTCGTCGCGGCCTACGGGGCCGACCACGTCGCCGCCGCGATGAACATCCCGGTTAACAGCGCCCCGATCACCGTGCTTGCGGTCGCAATCGAGGTCGTGTTCAACGTCGCCGTCTACCTGGTCCTGCGTCGCCGCGACGCCAGGTCCTGACCAGGTTCATCGTGCTGAGGGGCCGCAGCGAATGAGCACCCGCGCCGCGCTGATCTCCGGGACCGTCCTGTCGGTCGCCGTCACCTGCGCATGGTCGTGGACGGCGGACGCGCTCGCGGGGCCGATTCCGGATCCGCACCTCGGGACTGGGCTGCGCGCGGATTACGCGCAGCTCGCCGACTCGGCCGCAGGCGGCCCCGGGATCGCGCTGTTCGCCACGATCGCCGCGATCTACACGCTGTGCCTGTTCGTCTCCGGACTGCGGCGGATCCGCCGGGAGCAGGCCGCGCGGGAGCAGATGGCGGGTGATCGCCGGTGAGGCGCTACACGACCCATTCCCGGTCGGGCGGCTCGGACTCGGGCGTGACCGCTGTCCTGGTGATCGCCGGGATCATTGCGGTCGCCGGCGCCGGCAAGGGAGCCGCGGCAGTCGTGACACACCACCACCACTCGGCGCACGTCACCGCCGCCGCGGTCACGTCCGGCAGCGAGCGGGCGTTCATCCGCGCGGTCCTCGCCGACCTCGGCGCCCCGGTCAACTCGGCGAACACGGCATCGCTGGCCGGATGGTTCACCCGCGAGTTCCCGGCGTGGCCGCCGTACGCAGCCGAGAACCCTATGTCGTCCACCCAGCGGATGCCCGGCAGCACCACCTACAACAGCGTCGGCGTCCAGAACTACCCGACAGCCTCCGAGGGCGCGCATGCAACTGCGATAACCCTCGCGAACGGCTACTACCCGCGCGTCGTCGCCGCCCTGCGCTCTGGCCGGGGCCTGTGCGGCAACCCCTCTATCGCCGGCGAACTACTCACCTGGTCCGGCAACGGCTATTCGGAGGTGTGCTGATTTATGACCGTGACACCGTTCCCTGCACGGCAGCACGCCGACCGGACGGCTCCGGCGGCGAGTGACTACGCCTCGTACCGAGACCTGTCTGACGACGCGTACCGGGCTCTCCCGGACCACGCCATGCTCAGCGTGTCGGCCGAGTTCTCCGACGTGCCGCACGCGATCGGCTACGCGGACAGCCCCGCCGGACTGCTGCCTATCATCCGCGGGATCCCGGCCTCGTACCCGGCAGCGACCGAGGCGGATCTGGCATGGCTGGAAGACGGGATCCAGCACGAGGCGCAGCATGCCGCCGCGGCCACTGTGCTGGGATGCTCCAGCCGCTTCTGCATCACCATGACACCGCTCCCGGGCGGCGGCGTGCACGCCAGGCCGTGTTGCTCATGGGTGTCTCGCCGGCCGCTCAGCAAACTCGCCATCGCGTCGATTGCCGCCGCGCCCTCAGACCCGTCACCGGACGACCTCGCGGACTTGCGCCGCATGGGATACCGCGACGCGGACGACGTGGCCGAGCGCATCCGCAGGTTCAACCGCCGCGCCCGGTACCCGTTGCCACTGCCGGCCGGCGCGCAAAACGGCTATCGAGGCGGAGCACGCGGCTGGAGGCGCCGAGTTCCTCACCTGATCCGGCGACGACTATTCGGAGGTCTAACCATGTCAACCACTGAGAACAGAATCCCTGAGCTGCGGGTGCGCCGCGGGGTAAGCCACGCGGTCACCTCGGCCGGGCTCATCCTCGGCACGTTCATAGCGGTCCTGGCCATGACGAACGGGCTGCGGCTGCGCCTCGGCGGTATGCCCGAGCTTCCCGGCGTCGTCTTCGGCGCGCTGCTCGTGTGGGCGCTGTTCGTGGCCGCGGCGTTCCTGCTGGCCGAGATGACCCGCCGCCATCACAAGACGGCGGCCCGGTATGCGGCGCGGCAGGGGAGCCGCGGCGCGTCCGCTGGCGGCCAGGCCCTCCGCAGGCAGGCGCTGGTGCTCTTTGAGATCGGCGTCGCGTGGGCCGGGCCCCGGTGGCATACCCGGACGACCAGAACCCGCAGCGCGCCGGATGATGTCACGCCGGCAGCGCCCGTAAGCCCCTCCGCGGACAACGCGGAGGTCAGTCAACCCGAAGGAGAAGACATGACGACACCACTATCCGGACGCGGCCGTGTCAGCCGCATCGCCCCTGACCGGCGGGCGCGGCGCGTCGCATCCCGCACCGGCGGCCCGATCTCGACACTGTGGGCCGCACTGGAACGCCGCGCCTTGGACTTCGACCCTGAAGGCGAAGGCGATTACCTCGACTATCTGAATGAGGACACCGTCGGCATCTCCGCCCTAGCGGAGGCAAATGTCGAAGTGTACGGAGGCATGACCAACGACAAGGGAGCCGACCCGCAGGCCGTGGCCGCGTTCCACGACTACGCCGACGCCTTGGTGCACGCCGCCGAGATGGCCACCGCCGCTAAGAAGGCGTGGACCGAGCGCTACGAACTGCCGCGCGAGTCCGCCGCCGAAGGCGTCCAGATGACGCACGACGGCCGGTTCATCACCGGCGAAGGCGACTAGCCCTCACCCACCGTTCCCCGCCGCCGTGCGCTTGCCCGGCGGCGGGGACCTGACCAGAAGCGGAAGGAAGTCCAGTGGCCATAAAGGCGCCGGAGCGATGGGCACCGGAGCGGCCGTGCCAGATCCCCGGGCACCCGCACGACGACGGAGACGACGCGCGTGTGCTGGTCAGGGAGTCGCCGTGGCAGCGGATGCTGTCATGGCTCCAGGTCGCGCCCGCCGAGCGGCTGCCGCTGCCCGCATTCGTGACTGCGTGGCCCGTCACGGAGATCATGCACGCAGCCGGCGTCCCCGGCTACGTCCCGGGCTGCGCGACATGCGCCGCCGCCGTCGCGGCGTGGCTGACCTGGTACCGGCATGGGAAGCGATCAGAGCATCCCCGGCTCGCCGCCATGGAGGCCGCCGCCGTCGCTGCCGCTGCCGGCGGATGGATCACCGCCGCCGACATATGGGGACCGCTCGGCTGGCCCGTCCACATGCTCAGCCTCATCTACCTCGCCGGATCCGCCGGCGGGTACTGGTGGCTGCGGAGCCACGAGGCTGTCCGCGCCGCCCGCCAGCGCCGCGACGACGCCGCCGCCGCGATCGCCGACAGGCGCCGCTGGCATCAGGTCCTGCACCGGGCCGGGCTCGGCGGCTGGCACGTGCAGTGGCGCCGCGACACCAACCTCGGCGAGGAGCGGCTGATCACCACCAGCCCGGAGAACGCGTCCGCCAAGCAGATCGCCGCGAACAGCAGCAGGATCGCGGAGAAGCTGGAGCACATCCTCGGCCTGCCCTACAACCGGGTCGACATCACCACGACCGGCCTTCCGGGCGAGCTGATCATCGGCATCCGCACCGTCGACGTGTCCTCGCGGAGCGCCGCCTACCATCCGTTCACGCTGCCGTGGCCTGAGTCTAAGCCGTCACCGTTCGCGGACTGGTTCCCCCAGACCGCCAGTATCCGCGACCCGGCCGTCTGGGGATTCTCGCCCGAGGACAGTTCCCCCCTGGCCGCCCAGCTGCTGTCCGACATCGGCGGCCGAGTCGTCGGCGTGTTCGGCATGACCGGCTCCGGCAAGTCGAACCTGCTCAACGACCTCCGCGAGTTCGTCACCCGCTGCCCTGACGCCCGCATGGTGCAGCTGAACGGCGCGCACATGGGTGACGAGCTGACCTGGCAGCCGCTGTCCGCGCTGACGCGATGCGGCTCGGTCCAGACCAACGAGAACGTCCGCAACGACATCGCCGAGATCCTGGAGGCGCTGTGCCTGCTCGTAACCGAGCGGTCAGCCACCCTCGCGGAGACCGGGCATTCCACGTTCCAGCCCACCCCGGACAACCCGGCCGTCGTCATCTTCATCGACGAGGTCGACGAGATCGTCAAGTATGTTCCCGGCGCCGGGGAGAAGCTGGAGTTCCTCGCCAGCAAGCAGCGCAAGAGCGCGGTGTGCCTGATTCTCTCGACTCAGCGTGCCGTGATCAAGGCGATCGGCGGCGGTGCCGTGCGGGCGAACATGAGCGAGGCCATCGTCGGCGTGGTCGCGCGGGGCTCTGAATCCCGCCACGCCACCGGCGCTGAGAGCGAGATGCCGGACATCCGCGAGTACAGCGGCGGCGCCCCCGGGTATTTCCAGACATTTGACCCGCATTCAAACTCCATCACCGGCCGGGGCCGGACGTTCCTCCTCGGCGTGCCCCCCGAGGAACTGGCCTATATCAAGCGTCTCGTCGCGGCCCGCCGGGACCTGCGGGACTGGGGCATCCCCGACATGCCGGAGATGGACCTGGATGGCGGTGAGGCGGTTGGTGAAGCCGCCGCGGGCGAGACGACGCGGGAAGTTACGGGCCTGCGCGAACGGCTCGCCGCCGCCCGCGACAACGCCGCGGCACAGCCCGCGCCTGCAGCGCCTGCAGCGGCGAAGCCCGAGACTCCTGCGCCTGCTGCCGCGTCCCCGTTCGTTCTAGGCGTTCCCCCCGCTGCCGTGGCGCAGCTCATGCGGATGATGGGCGACGAAGGGCGGGTGTCTGCCGCGTCAGCCGGGCTCGCCCTCGGAGCGTCGAAGACCGTCGCCTTCGAGTACCTGGCCGCGATGCGCGATCGTGGCCTGGTTGAGCTTGACCGGCGCGGCCGGGCATCCGGCTGGCACCTCGCGCGCCCCACCGCTCCGGAACCAGCCAGCAAGGATGCCCCCGCCGAGGCGGATGACAGCACGCCCGCGGACAGGCCGGACGGATACCAGACCCTGGCGGATCTCGCGAGCGCGGTACGCGACGGGCTCGTAGACGTTGACGACGAGACGCGCGAGGTTCTCGCGCGGGCGTGGGCACTCGAACATGGTGACGAGCAATGAGGAGGGGACGCACGCGAGGCGTGTATTCGTTCGCAGACCTTTGTATGGGCTGGTCAGAACGTTCCCGAACGGTTCGGCGCCGATTCCGCGAACGAACCCGCGAACGAAACGCACGTGACAGGAGGGACGCATGATGAGCGGATACGAAGAGACGCTGTACTCGCGCGCCGAGATGCTGGACGAGACCAGCGACCTCGCCGCCGAGGCCACGGAAGTGCTCGACGGGGCGTCCGGGGCCGGGGTCGACCCGGCAGCCGTCACCAGCCTGCGGGCCGCAGTCCAGGCACTCGACCCAGCCGAAGGCGCCCCCGCCTACGACGCAAACCGGCCCGGCATAGGCTACCGCTCCGACGTCGAGTTCCTCGGGGCGGTCACCGACGCCGAGGACCAGGTCCGCGAGCGGCTCCGCGACGCTGGCACGCTCCGGGGCGACGCCGGCGAGGCGATGGACAAGGCCCAGGATGACCTGGGACGATCCCGCCGCGACCTGCAAAACGCCCAGATGGCCCTCGCCGCCGCCTGCGCACTGCCCACCAAGGACCCGTGCGAGGGCTGCCATTCCGCCAAGGCCGCCGCGATCATGCAGGCCGAACAGGAGGTCGCCGACGCCGAGCAGGCCATCGCGGACGCCAGCCGGCGCATCAGCACCCTCGGCGGCGCCCTGGAGATCCTCGACGCGCTCATCCTCAGGCTCACCGCCGCCGCGCAGGCACTCCGCCAGGTGCCCGCCGACCTGGGCGAAACCTACGAGCTGATTGCCAACCTCATCCGCGACGGCGGCCAGATGACCCACGACGGCCGGTTCGTCACCGGCGAAGGCGACATGCCAGTCGGTGGCCGCCGCCCAAAAGACCAGCGGCGGCTGCGGAACACCCGAAGCGATCACGATGACAGGAGCAGCATGAACGGCACGCCGCCGGCCAGCGGCACGCAACTGCCGGCCGGACCGGAGGCTGCCGCCGGCGGTTCGTCACCGGAGCCCGCCCGCAGGCTACTCGCCGTCCCGCGGCTGACGACAGGTCAGCGGTGGCTCGCAGGCGGAGTGGTCGCCCTCGGCCTCACGCTCACCCCGATCGCCTTCGGTGTCATGTACGTGAACGTGACCGGGTTGCTGCGGCCCGACCTGCACGGCGGCGCGTGGGCGGTCCCGGTCGGCACCGAAGTGGGATTCACTGGGCTGTTCCTCGCCGAACTGCTGCTGGAGTGGATCGGTAAGCCGCTGCGCTGGCTGCCCGTCCTTGAGTACCTTCTCGCCGCCGCGTCCATCGTCCTCAACGCCATCCCCGGCTGGGGAACCATCGCCGGGGTACTCGGCCACGAAGCTCTGCCGATCGTGTTCTTCGGCTACCTGATCGTCGGGAAGGCGACAGTCCGCCGGCTCGCGGTCAGCGACGAGGCGAAACGACACGAGGTCGCCCTCGCTGACGCGCAGGCCCACGCCCGCGACATGCTCCGCTCGGCGCTCGGCATCAGATGGCGGATGAAGGCCCCGCTGATGCTGCGTCGCCAGCTCCGCTCCGGACGCCTCCCGGCGCGCGTGCTCGAGGCCGTGGAGACCGGCTCGGCGACCGAATGGGAGGATGCCGTAGAGACGTGGATCGCCGCCGCCGTGACCCTCCCGGAGCGCACTCGCGAGGTACTCCGCGCGGCCCGCGCCGAAGCCTCCGCGCGCCCCCTCCCGGACCCCTCGGAGAGCCCCTCCGCAGGCACCCCCGAGACCCCCTCCGGTACCCCCTCGGAAGACGCCTCCGCGAGTACCTCTGACGCCCCCTCGGCGACCCCTCCGGCGGCACCCTCGCGGACCGCTCCGAAGGCACCTCCGAAGGCACCTCCGAAGCCCCGCCGGCTGATCCCCTCGAAGGCGTCCGACGACGACCTCGCGGAGCTCATCATCCCGCTGCTGGCCGACGGTGAAGTGTCGCCGACCAAGGCGGTGAAGGTGATCCGGGAAGCAGCCGGAGGCAAGGCAAGCATCGGCCACGACCGGGCTAAGACGGTCATCGCGCTCGCGCAGGAACAGGCCAATCGCGTCGTCCCGATAGGGGAGCGGCGGCAGGCGTGACTGCCACAGGTAGGGCGGTAGGAACGAGTGAAGCGGCGCGGGTGCCGCAGGTGAGAGGATGAGGGGATGGATAACCTGATCGCGTTCATCGCGGCGCGGCTGGACGAGGACGAGGCAATCGCGCGGAAAGCGGCCAGCCTGCAAGCCGACCCCGAGAACGGGTGGGGCATTGACGGGCGCGCGATCACTCCGCACATCGGCGTCATCCACGAGGACGAATCCCGCATCCACATCGCCCGCCACAACCCGGCCCGCGTGCTCCGCGACGTCGAGGCCAAGCGGGCGATCCTCAACGGCCGGTGGGGCGGCCCGGACCATGCAGACATGTGGGAGTCTTGCGTCCAGAACCTTGCCGCCGTCTGGAGCGACCACCCGGACTACCGCGCCGAATGGAAGCCGTAGCCGCAGCCAGTAGAGCCGGCAGAGACGAGTGAAGCGGGGGCCGCTGCGCCCCCGCTTTCGCTATCTGGTACCCGTCGCCCGGTCCCCTTATCTCGCGTTACGTTGGCACCACTCGCCCCCATCGGTGATGATGTGCCCATGTCCCTCGGTGTCCCTTCCGCGTTTGATCCTGACAGCCAGCGCGAATGCGCCCGCGGCACCTGGTGTGCCGCCTCGACTCGCGATCCCGAGGGGGAGTGGCATCCGGCGCTGACGTATCAGCCGTTCTGCCCGGCCTGTACCGACGCGATCGTGCGGGCAGCCGCCGACCTGCCCCGCGCCTACCGCATGCTCGCCGCCCGCGTCACCGACCCGGTAGCGTCCGGTTCCCGCTCCGGCATCCGGATGCCGCCCGGCTCCCGCGTCCTCATCGACGCCACCGCCGAGGCGCTCATGCAGACCGCGGCCGTCACCGCCGGGGGATGGGCGGCACGCGTCCGCGCCGTCCCGCAGCTGGCCCTCGCCCGCCACGGCTTCGCACATGCCACCCCCGAAGCCGTCGCCGCCGACTGCGGGGTGCTCGCCCGCTTCCCGGGCCCGCTGCTCGCCCTCCAGCACGGCTACATGACCCGCGAATGGACATGGGCACCGGGGAACCCGATGCCCGACGACCTCGCCGACGACCTCGCCGACCTGGAAATCAGCCGCATCGGCGACGGCTGGGTCAACGCGGTCACGTACCTGTCAGGCGAAGACGCAGGCCACGAGATCCTCGCACTGTCCCGCCGCATCATCCGGCATCTCGGCGAGACCCCGGCACCCCCGGCGATGCTGGACGGCATCCCGTGCCGCACCTGCGAGGAGATGGCGCTCGCAGTCGCCGAGCTGCCCGTCGCGGAACGCGGCGACGGCGACCCGGAACCTCCCTACTCACGCTGCCTGCGCTGCCGCGCCGAACTGTCCCGCGCCGACCACGACGCCTGGGTGCGCATGTACGAGTCCTGGGCGAAAGGCGCCGGCATCCTGGTCTGCAAGCGCTGCGAGAACGGCGACTGCGGAGACTGCCAATGGGACTCGTGCGAATGCCGCGCGCACGGGCACGACACGCGGCGACTCGCCGACGCGGCCTGAGTGGCAGCACCCCATAAAGGGGTATAACATGTGGCTCGGTAGGAACAGTTGTCTTCACACGCCCCCGAGCCTCGCGGCCGGGGGCGTTTCGTGCTTTACGGGGGCGGTGGTCGCACTGCCGCGCCCGGACGGTTTCCTCACCACCCGCGAATCGGCGGCCCTCGTCGGCGTCAAGCCCCCAACCATCCGCGCATGGCGCGCATCCGGGCTGCTTGCCGTACAGGGCCTCGACGAGCGCGGGTTCCCGCTCCACACCGCCGAGGCCGTCCGCGCCGCTGAGCGCAAGGCTCGCGAGAGCGGGCGCGCCAGAGGCGGCTACGACCCGCGAAGGCTCCGCGGACACGAGGAATGGGAGCGCGGGAGACCCGCTCAGGCAGCCTGAAAACACGGGTGATCCGGTACAATACAAGTGAGCGAATTTACCGCTCTCACCTGCTACTTCTCCCCGGATCGGGTTGTCTCGTGCTGCATGCTCTCGCCATCGCCGCTGTCTTGCTCGCCGGTCCCGGCTGGCTCGGCCTCGTCGTCGCCATCCGCAACTGCGCGGCCCGCGATGCTGAGCAGGCCAGCCCGGAGCGAGATACGGCACGCGACATGAGGCTCGCAGCCTGACCGGGAGGTGCCCGTGACCGCCGCGCCCGCGCGCAAGCATCCCCGCACCGTCCTCGCCGTCACTGGCACAGCCTGGACCCTCCTTTGGGTGACGCTCGGCAGTCTCTCCGACTGGGGCGCCTACTGGATCGCCTGGATCGCCTGCGGTTTTTTGGTCCCCGAGCTTTACGGGCTCGCCACGAACACGGCCCGCACCCTGTCCCGCAACACCTGGGCGCTGGAACACCTCGACTTCGGGCACCCGCTCGACTTTGCCGAATGGAACTGGATCCACTGGGCAGTCGCGATCATCGTCTGGGGACTCGCCGTGTGGCTCAGCGGACACCTGCCGTTCGGCGTCTGGCGATAGGAACAGGACCGTGAACGGCCTGTGCGAGTACGACGTGGCCGACACCGGCAGGCTCACCAGCGACGAACGCAAGGCACTGCTGAACGACATGGCCGCCGACGGCTGGCAACTGGACCACGTCGACGGCGTCCGCTACATCCTCAAGCGGCCGAGGCATGATCCCCGCGATCCGCGGGAACCCTAGTTGTCTCCGCCCTTCCGGCGCGGCTTCGGCCGGCCTGCCGCACCCTGACCGGGCAGGATCGCCTTCCACTCACGCCATTCCTGCTCCCGCTCAGGGAGCCAGCCCCGGTCGGGGATGCCGTTGCGGCCGGGCGCAAGCTCAATGTCGGGCTGCGGCCAGTTGTCGTAGCGCGCGAGCCATTTGGTGACGGTCTGAGGCTTGACGTCGAACAATGCCGCTATCCCGGCGACGCCGAGGTGCCGAACCGGTTTCCGGTTGGTGCTCATAATCCCTTCCCCGATGCTCCCGATCTGTCCGCTTACACGGACGAATCTATCACCCGCCCCCGGCCGCATCGGGGTTTATCGTTCCCTCTTCAGAACAGGGTTGGGGCCGGTTCTTCCGCCTCCACCGCCGGCGCGGCTGGTGCCGGGACCCCGACGGGCGCCACGCTGACAGGGATAACGGCCATCACGGTCCGGACGCTGGCCCCGGATGCCTTGAACGAGTCGTCGGGCAGCCGCTCGATCCAGCCACCATGGTCGGCGACCAGCTTGCGGAACTCCTCGGCGGTCTTGTCCTGCCGGAACTCAACGCCGCCCGACATGATCGCGACGACCATTCCTCCGGGCTTGACGAAGCCGAGCGCGTGGGTGACGTGCCGGATGTCGGCCTGCCTGCCGAACGGCGGGTTCATCAGGACCCGGTCGTACGCCAGTAGCGGGGTCGGCTGAACCTCGAGGAAGTCCGCGCACCGCACGTCACCGACCTCCGGGGACCAGGTAGCGCGCAGTCGGCCGGCCAGTTGCCCGTTCAGTTCGATGCAGTCAACCGAGGCGACCAGCGGCGCCACCTTCGAGGCGATCGCGCCCAGGCCGGCTGACGGTTCAAGCACCGTCATATCGGCCTCAAGTTCGGCAGCGTCGATCATCCGCTCAGTCACGGCGGCCGGGGTCGGGAAATACTCGGTTGACCCGTCCACGACCACCGCCGCCTCACGCTCAGGCGGCCGCTCGACCGTGACCGGCGCGGGCTTCGGCCGGGCCTCCCGCTTCGGTGCCGTGACGGTGGTCGTGGTGCCCTGGTGCGGGCACTCGACTGACTTGATCGTCTCGTATGGCAGTTTGTCAGTCCACGTGTACTGGGTTTCGACGCTTACGGTCTTGGCGTTGACCCGGACCACCTTCGCGGGCTTGTCGTACCAGTGCGTTGATGTCACCGTGTCGCCGACGTGAACGTTTTCGCGGGACAGCCGCACGTACCCGTTGGCCTCATGCTCAGCCAAGGCGGCCTTGTCGGCGGCCAGCTGGTGCTCCAGGAACGTCTTTCGCGCCTGCTGCGACTCCAGCCACGCACCCTCAGCGGGTTTCGCCTCGGGGGCGTAGTAGGCGCCGCGCCAGTCGTTCGCCGGCCGGGTGCCGTTGATCCGGTGGTTCACCTGGCGTAGGTCCGCTTCGGTCTTCGCGATCCTGCGGATGATCACTGCCGGGCGCTCCCGGTAGGCGTCGGCGTCGCCGACCACGGCGGCGGCTGCGGCGGCACGCTCAGCCTTGCCGTACGCGACGTGCGCCGCCCGGTCGTTCTGCTCGATCCGCTTCTGATCGGCGCGGGCACCGCGCTCGGAGTGATGGCCTACCAGGATCGGCTGCCCGCCCGCGAATCGCTCGGCGATCTGATTGGCGCGTGCCATGCGCGCCCCGGCCTCCGCCGTGTTCCTGGCCGCTTTAGCAGTCAGCCGGTCGTAGCGGGCGTCTAGGCGGTCCGCCCGGTCAGCCTTGACCTCGCCCACATTGCGGGGCGTGTCGTCAATCTCGACTGTGACCTCGTGTCCGGCCGCCTCCAGCGCCTTGCGTGCCTGGTCGATCTGCCACCGCTTGGCGAGATGGTCACGGGACTGCGGGATGCCGATCATCTTGATCGACGGGAAGTAGCGGAACCGGGCGGCGGTCCGCGGGCCGATGAGTTCGTACACCCCGTCGCCCTTGCTGGTGCCGTAGACGAGCGTTCCGTCCTCGTGCGTGTGCTTGATGGTGATCTCTGCCACCGTTACAGCTCCTCTCGTAACCGGCCGGATGGCCGCGGCACGCGGCGCAGCGGGAGGCGCCGGGCACCGCGGCCAGCCGGTCAGCGTCCCGGCTGAAGACGCGCCTTGGCGTCCTCGTAGCGGGCCCACGCGGCCATGAACTGCTCGGGGCTGCCGCCGCGGTCGGGGTGGACGGCAGCCGCCTCGTTCCTCAGCCGCTTCACTTCTTCGAGCAGCACCGGGTCAGCGTCCGGGGCGTCGTCGGTGAAGTCACCGATCGGGTCGGTCTGCGCGAAGTCGAACAGCGCCATCCACGACGCGCCGTAGAACACTTCACCGTTCGGGTTCTCCGGGGTCATCCGGTCCTCGTCGCGACCGGTTCGGGGATGCATGAGCAGGATCGCGGTTTCACCCTTGCGGACCTGCCGGCCCAGTTTCCGCCAGGTCTCGTACTTGTGCAGGCAGGTTGCGCGCGGGTACTGGACCCACAGGCGGCGCAGGTTGTTCTCGTTGTACCGGTCACCCCAGCGGGCGAGGAACGCCGCAACGTCCGGGTCGCTGTCGTCGACCGCCTCGCCGGCCAGTTCGATCTCAGCCTTGCGGGCGTCAAGCTGCTCTTTGCGCTCGGCTGACATCTTCCGGGCCGGCCTGCGGGTCTTGGTCGCCGCCATGGGTTCCTCCTGAACAAGTGGTTTGTCCGCTTACAAGACAATCGTCTTCCGCCGGTCCGTAGAACGTCAAGTTAAACGGACGACATTAGTGGGCAGCGGAAAGGACCCGGAGCCTTGAGGCCGCGGGTCCTTTCGGGGGGGCTTCGGGGGTTACTCGGCGACGCGGGTGAGGACCGGGAAGTTCGGGCGGGCCAGGTTGATCTCGGTGACCTTGTAATCGGTGCCCTCGACGTTCACGACCTGGCCGATCTGGACGACGCCCGGGACGAAGACCTTGGTGAGCTGCTTGGCGGTCTTGCTGGTCTTGGCGGTCTTGGTGGCCATCTCGTTTACCCCTGACTGGTGTGTTGTCTGCTTACAAAGACAACATTACAAGCTGGCGCAACGGAAGACAACCGAGGAAGCCAGATTTTTACGCATAGGAGTTCGATGCCAGCCAAGTGGATCGCCACCCGGGAACTGCCGCTCGCGGACCTCGAGCGGTTCCCCGGCAACGCCCGCCGCGGCGACGTCGACGAGATCCGCAAGAGCATCGCCCGCCACGGCCAGTACCGCGCCATCGTCGTCCGCCAGCACGATGACCGCTACACGGTCCTTGCGGGGAACCACACCGCCGACGCGCTCGAGGCCGAGGGCAGCAGCACCGCCCGCTGCGAGCTGATCGAGTGCAGCGACGACGAGGCCGTCCGTATCAACCTCGCCGACAACCGCACCGCCGAGCTAGGCGGCTACGACAACGAGGCTCTCGCCGCGCTCCTGTCCACGCTGGATAACGACTACGACGGCACCGGCTGGGCCGAGGAAGACATCACCGCCATCCTCGAAGAGTCCGACGGTGTCTTCGGCGGCGACGGCGAATGGGACGGCGGCGACGGGGAGCCTGCCCCGAACCGCGGGGAGCTGCTCGCGCTCGCCGGCGTCACCATCGGGGAACCCCGGCACAAGGTCGAAACCGGCCAGGTCTGGGCGCTCGGCGACCACCGCCTCGTCATCGCGGACCTGTTCACCGGCTGGGAAGCATGGGCGCCGCTGCTCGACGGAGAGGTCACGTTCCTGCCGTACCCGACACCGCTCGCCCCGCACGCCCCCGGCTACGGCCCGCTCATCATGGTGCAGCCCGAGGAGTTCCTCGCCGGCCACCTGCTCGACAAGTGGCAGGACATCACCGGCGGGGCACCCGTCGTCGTCAACGCCGAGGTGGCCGCGGCGTGACGGTCAAGAACACTGGCGGCGGCACGTTCGACCCGTCCGCGAGGCCCCTGTACTTCGCTGCAGGCACGAACTGGACCGGCAACGCGGTCAGATGGCCCCGCCACGTCCTCGTCGCGGTCAACGACATCCTCAACCCCGCCGACGAGCAGAAACTCCTCGTTCAGCACCTGGACGATGGCCGTATCGTCCTCCTGGACTCGGGCATCTTCTGGCTCACGAACCAGCACAAGCGCGCCCACGGCGTCACGATGGACGAGGCGCTCGCCCTCCCGCCCGAGGAGATCGACGGGTTCGACGAGCTGTTCACCCGGTATGTGCAGGTCGTCAAGCGGTACGGGGACCGCCTGTGGGGCTGGACCGAGCTGGACCAGGGCGGCGCGGTGAACAAGCGCCGCACCCGCGCCCGCCTCGAGGCCGAGGGAATCACCCCCATCCCCGTCTACCACCCGCTGAACGACGGCTGGGACTACTTCGACGAGCTCGCCGCCGGCTATGACCGGATGTGCTTCGGGAACATCGTCCAGGCATCCCGCCCGTCCCGGGTCCGGCTGCTGCACACCATGTGGGAGCGGCACCGCGCCTACCCGGACCTGTGGATCCACATCCTCGGCCTGACCGCCAACGAGTGGTGCATGTCCGTCCCGCCGGACTCCTGTGACTCCTCGACCTGGCTGTCCCCGCTGCGCTGGCCCGCGGTCCGCACCGAGACCGCGATGCTCCGCAAGACCCGCGACCTCGGCGCGCGGTTCTCCTACGACATCGACAACCCGGACACCCCGGCATGACACGGGCCGACTCGTTCGGCATGTGCTCCGACGCGGTGACAGCGATCAACCTGGTGTGGAGGCACGCCGGCGCCCGGACAGCCGAACTGCTCGGCCAGCCCGCCCATCCCGCGCACGTCATGAACGAGAGGCCAGCAGCCAAATGACCAGCCCCGGCACCGTAACCGTGTGGGCGACCGCGCAGCTGCCCGGCTTCCACCGCTGGCCGGACGCACCGCCGTCCCGCGGCTACCTGTGCGACAGGCACCGGCACGTGTTCCACGTCAAGGCAACCGCCGCGGTGAGCCACGACGACCGGGACATCGAGTTCCACGACCTGTCCGACATGATCCGGACGTGGTGGGGACCTGGTGCCCGGGAGTGCGGGAGCGCGTCGTGCGAGTCGCTGGCGAGGGAGCTTGCCGGGTACCTGGGGGATCAGGGGGTCGTCGTGGCGTCGGTGGAGGTGTCGGAGGACGGCGAGTCGGGGGCGGTGCTCACGCTCCCGCCGGACGTCTGAAATGTTGTCCCGCTTCCTTTTCCGGGCTTGTCTTCTGCCGGTCTCATCGGTGAGTATTGTCTTTGTAAGCGGACAACACTTCAGGAGGCACCCGATGACCAGCACCACGACCACCCCGGCCCAGATCACCGCCCACGTCCCCGCCGCCCGGTACGGTCAGGTCGTCACGATCGACGGCACGGACTACAAGGTCATCGAGATCAACCTGGCCCGCCCGAACCACCCGGTCCTCGCCCCGATCAGCAAGTAACACCAGCCAGGCCCCGGCCCCGGCACCCCGCAGCGGAGTGCCGGGGTTTCCGCTTGCCCGCACCCGAGCCTTCACGGCCTCCAACCCTGCAGAGGTAGTCCCCTTGCACGAAGTCACCGTGCGCCACAACTTCGAGACCGCTCACCGGCTGCCGCACCTTCCCGGCAAATGCCAGTCCCTCCACGGCCACTCGTGGTGGGCGCACGTCACCGTCTCCGCCCCCGAGGTCGCCGCCGGGGTGCTGGTCGAGTTCGGCCCGTTCAAGGCCGCGCTCCGCGCGTGGATCGACACCCACCTAGACCACGGGTCGATGCTGGGCCCCGACGACCCGCTCGTCCCGCTGCTGCGCGCCGAGGGCTGCAAAGTCCACGAGGTGCCCGGCTGGCCGACCGTGGAGAACGTCGCCGCCATGCTCGCGGAGGTCGCCGCGGCCGAGCTGGAGAACCTGGTCCGCGCACCGCACGCCACGGTGACCGGCGTGCGGGTCACCGAAACCCACGTGAACGAGGCCGCATGGCTGGCCTGACCGTGACCGCGGACACCCTCGTCGTCGCGGAGGCGTTCGGCCCCACGGTGCAGGGCGAGGGCCCATCGGCCGGCCGGCAGGCGTCGTTCATTCGCCTCGGCGGCTGCGACCTGCACTGCACATGGTGCGACTCGGGGTTCACCTGGGACGCTCAGCGGTTCGACCTGCGCGCCGAACTGGTCCGCCGTGACGTCGACAGCATGCTCGCCGAGGTGCTGGGGTACGGGACGCCGCTCGTGGTGATCACCGGCGGGGAGCCGCTGCTGCACCAGAACCAGCCCGGATGGGACCGGCTCCTGACCGGTCTTGCGGCCGCGGACCGCGACATCGAGGTCGAGACGAACGGCACCCGCGCGCCGGGCGAGACCACGGCCCGCCTCGTCACCAGGTTCAACGTGTCGCCGAAGCTGAGCGGCGCCGGAGACCCGGAGTCCGCGCGCATCCGCCCGGACGCGCTGGCCGCGCTCGCCGCGACCGGCCGGGCGGTGTTCAAGTTCGTATGCGCCAGCCGCGCCGACCTCGACGAGGCAGCCCGCGTGGCGGCGCTCGCGGGCATCCCGCCCCGGCTGGTGTGGATCATGCCGGAAGGCACCGACCCGGCAACGCTCACCGCCCGGCTGCGGGAGCTCGCGGATCCCGCCGTCGCCGCGGGCTTCAACCTGACCACGCGGCTCCACGTGCTCGCGTGGGGAGATGAACGAGGACGATGACCCACCAGCACGAAACCCACCCGGCCACGGCCCACGCCCGCGCGATGCTGACCGCCCTCGGCGTGGACTGCACGGGGGAGGACACCGCCGACACGCCGGCCCGCCTGGTCGGCGCACTCGCCGAGCTGACCGCGGGCCTCGAGCTCGACCCGGGCAGGCACCTCGCGGTGACCTTCCCGCCGCCGTCAGCTGACCCACCGATGGTGGTCGTGCCCGGCATCCCGATCTCCTCGGTGTGTGAGCATCACGTGCTGCCGTTCACCGGCACGGCCACGATCGCGTACCTGCCAGCCGGGCGGATCGTCGGCCTGTCGAAGCTCGCCCGGGTGGCACAGGAGTTCGCGGCCCGCCCGCAGGTGCAGGAGCGCCTCGGGGACCAGATCGTCACCGCGATCGACAAGCACCTCGACACGCGCGGCGCCGCGTGCATGATCACCGCCGTCCACTCGTGCATGACGCTGCGCGGCGCGAAGGCGGCCGGCGCGAAGATGGTCACCTCGCACCTGACCGGGCTGTTCCGGGAAGACGCCGCAGCGCGGGCCGAGTTCATCCAACTCGCCCGCACCGCCTGACAGGCTACCGGCCAGGATCGTCCAGCACCTTGTCGCCGATACCCGGCTGGTAGAGGTGCAGGCGTTCGGGGCTGATCCACACCGTGAACACGGAGCGCGCGACCTCGGCGTCACGGCTGCTACGGCCGGCCACCGCCTCCGCCTCAGCCGCCGACTCGTACCCGCTCCAGCGCGAGCCGTCGTTCCACTCGATCGCAAAGGTCTCGTAACTCCGTTCGATCACCATCGTGTGCTCCTCCTCGGGATTGCAGTTGGGACGGCCGGGTGCAGCGCGGGCCGGGTTTACGGACCTAGCCCGCGCCGCGTAGGTGCTGGGTCATATGACGGCCAGCATGCTGGTGTGGACTTTGACCGTTCCGGTGCCGCCGTCGCGGGACAGCGTCGCGATCGAGTCGCGGATGCTGGCGACGGTCCACTCGGTGCCGGCGAGGTGCCATTCCCGGCCCATGTAGCGAACCCGGCGGCCGGCCCACGGGTGCTGGTTCTCGGGGACGATCCACATGGCGGGGTCGCTGTAGTCGATGTCAGCGGCCGGGTTCTGGGTGCCGGTGGTGGTCATCGGGTCCTCCTCAAGTGTTGTCTCCTTACAAGGACAATAATCATCGATGGGCCGGGCAGAAGACAAGCGAAGCGCGGACCGGATTCAACCCGGCCCGCGCCCCGCACCCAGGTCACGCCGCCTCGCTGGCCGCCCGCTTCGCGTCAGCCCGGTCCAGCGCCTTCGCAACCTTCCCGGCGAACCGGTCGCTGATCGCCGCAGCGGTCTTCGCGACCTGCTCGCGGGTCATCTCGCCGGCCACGTACCCCGCGGTCAGCTTCTTCGCGTACCGCGAGTCGTGACCCCGCACGAACGTCCGGGACGCCGCCTCACCGCAGCACGGGCAGGTGCCGGTACCGGGCCTGCTCTCCTCGTCCGCCTGCGCGAGGGACTTCACGAGCTTGCCGTGGAACCGCTCGCTCACCTTGCCAGCAGCTTCGATGACCTGCTCGCGGGTCATCTCGCCTGCCTTGTACGCGGCACGCAGCTTCGATGCGAACCGCGAGTCGTGACCGCGGGCGAACACCCGCGCGGTCAGCTCACCGCACCCGCAGGCGCACTGCTTGTCGGCCGGCTTCGGCTTGTAGGTGCCCTTCGCCTTCGGCGCCTTGACCTCAGCGGGCTCGTCCGCAGTCTCGGCCTCCGGCTCGCCGGCCTCGTCCTCGGGCTCGATGACCTCGGAGGCGTCTGCAGCTTCCTGCTGCGCGAGCCAGACGTCGGCGTCGATCATCGTGCCGTTGTCCAGCCCGCGCTGAATCGCGGCAGCCAGTTCCTCATCGGTCGGGTTGGCAGGGTCGGCCACAAACGGGGACACAGCCTCGCCGGTCTGCGGCGCCTCCTCCTGCACGGTCTCACCCTCGGCGGCGACCTGCGCGAGCCGCGCCTCGTGCCGCTTCGCCCGGCCGATCACGGTGGTGCGGGGAACGCCGAGCACCTTCGCTGCCTCGGTGGCGCTGCCGTCGGCTGCCTGCAAGGCGGCGTACGCCTGCACCTCGAGCTCAACCTTGCTGGTGGCGGTGGTGGTGGTCATGGCTGGAGCCTCCCAAAGTGTTGTCCGTTTACATGGATAAGACTACCGGCGGACCTTCGGATAGGACAAGCCAGAAGACACGATTCGAACTCCCACTCGCTCACCACCGACCACCCATCCGCCAGCCGCGCGAACGCTGAGGGAGGGCCATGACCACCCCCGGCAGCACAACCGCCCGGGGATACGGCAACAGCCATCAGCGCGAGAGAGCACGCTGGGAACCGGTCGTCGCCGCAGGCGAAGCATTCTGCAGCGAAACCATTTGCGTCATGCCCGCCCGCTGGATCAAGCCCGGCACTCAGTGGCACCTGGCTCACACGCCAGATCGCACGGGCTGGCTAGGACCAGCGCACGCCCGCTGCAACCTCGCCGAGCGCAACCGCCGCGTGAACGGAAGCCGCAGGAAATCCGGAAGCCGAAGCCGCGCCATCCGCAAACCCGGCCCCAAGACACTGCCGTGGCGCACCTCACGCCAGTGGTAGCCAGCCACCGCCTCACCCGGCCAGCGATGCCAGTCACCCCCGCACGTGCACCGCAGTACATCTGTCACCGCTACGTACCGTCGTCGAGCCCGGCGGCAGGAGCGTGCCGCACCTCAGGGCCTGACGCTGCGAAAGCGCAAGCAGGAAAGCAGAAGCGGAGCGCAAGCACGAAAGCGCCCAGCGGCATCCCGGTCAGACCGGAAGTAATCACCGACCGTGACGGTTGCCGTCGCGGACAGTAGCGCACCGCCGCGACCGTGGGGGGGCGGGGTCGAAACGGGCAAAACGGGCGCCGCTGACCCCCCCGAGTCAAACTTTTTATCTCCCCCGGCGTGAGGGGGGCTTGTGACTGGCGAGGAGGTGACTGCGAGTGTCCCGGTCGCGTCCCAGTACTGAGGAAGTCACCGCACGCCGCAGCCGGGTCCTCCAGCTGCGCGCGGCGGGCCTGTCTTACCAGGAGATCGCGCGGCAGACCGGTCACAAAACCGCCGCCGCGGCGGCGCAGGACGCTACGCGGGCGTTGCGTGACCGGCAGGCGGTAGGGGAGCCGGCGGGCCTGTTCGGCACGCTTGAGCTCGAGCGGATCGACTCGCTTGAGCGGGCGATGCAGACGGTGCTGCGGACGGCGGCGGGCAAAGGTGACCATGAGACGGTCCTGAAGTCGGTTGACCGGCTGACGCGCCTGTCGGAGCGCCGCTCGCGGCTCCTCGGCGACGGCGGCGGGAACGCGGGCGGCGGCCATTCGGACGAGACGCCCGGCCGGTATACCGCGTCGAAGCCCGGCCCCGTGGAGCAGCGGGTGCGTGCCGATATCGGCGCGCTGATGACGAGTCATCCGATGGGCGAGGCGCTGACCGAGATGTGTCACACGCTGGCGCGGAACCTGGACAACGGCGCCGGGCTCGCGACGGCGGCGGTGAACCGCGAGCTGCGGGCGAACCTGGCGGAGCTGAGCAGGCTGGCGGTTGATGACGGCGATGAGCTTGCGGACGAGCTATCCGTCCCTGAGCTGCCCTCCCCGGTTCGGGACTCCGCGGAGTCCTGACCGCCCGACGCTGGGCGGGCAGGTCGCGAACGTCGCGGCGAAGCTGGGCAAGCCGTTCATGCCGTGGCAGCGGTATGTCGCCGACGTGGTGATGGAGATCGACCCGGCGACCGGGCAGCTCGCGTACTCGGAGATGGGACTGACGGTCCCGCGGCAGTCGGGGAAGTCGACGTGGGTGCTGGCCAAGGCCGTGCACCGGGCGTCGGCCACGAAGTTTTTCGGGGCGCGGCAGCACCTGGTGTATACGGCGCAGACCCGGCTGAAGGCGCGGGAGAAGTGGGAAGAGGACTTCCTCACCGAGCTTGAGGCGTCGAGCGCGTTCAGGCACCGGTTCAAGCCGCACCTGGCGAACGGCACCGAGCATCTGCGGTTCGTGAACGGTTCCCGGTTCGGCCTCGAGGCGGGGACGGAGAAGGCCGGGCACGGCGGGACGCTGGACGAGGCCTACATCGACGAGGCGTTCGCGCAGTCTGACTGGCGGCTGGAGCAGGCGTTCGGCCCGGCGATGATCACGCGGGCGAACAAGCTGCTGGCGTGGATCTCGACGGCGGGATGGCTCGGCGGCTCGCAGTACCTGGCGGACAAGGTTGAGATCGGCCGGGCAGCGGTCGAGGAGGGCCGGACACGCGGCCTGGCGTACTTCGAGTGGTCGGCGGCGGATAGCGCGGACCCGGGGGACCCGGCAACCTGGTATGCGTGCATGCCGGCGCTCGGCTACACGATCAGCGAGGACGCGATCCGCGCCGAGTACGAGAAGGCGCGCGACGCCGGGAAGCTCAACGAGTTCGAGCGCGCCTACCTGAACCGGTGGGTGCCGAAGCAGGTGCAGGCGTCCCGTTCGGCGCTGGACCTGGCCGGGTGGGAGCGGAACGCGGACCCGGCGTCGGAGATCACCTCCCGGGTCGCGATCGGGTTCTCGATCGCACCGGACTTGTCGTCGGCGGCGATCGGGGTTGCGGGGCGGCGGGCAGACGGCCTCGGCCACCTCGAGCTGACGGATCACCGCGAGGGCACGGCGTGGGTGACGGACCGGCTGCTGGAGATGGCGAAGCGGTGGGGCCCGTGCGCGATCGTGCTGAACCCGTCGTCGGCCGCCGCAGCGATCGAGAAGGACCTGATCGAGCGCGGCGTGAAGCCGAAGCCCGGCCCGGGCGAGTACCTGCTGCACGTGGTGGGCGGCCGGGAGTGGGCGCAGGCGTGCGTTGCGCTCGCGCGGGACGTGACCGGCGACCGGCTGCGGGTCCTGCCGGCGCCGCCGCTGGACGACGCGGCACGGGACGCGGTGCGGCGGAAGCTCGGGGATTCGTGGGCGTTCGCGGAGAGGCCTGACGGCGCGGACATCCGCCCGCTCGAGGCCGTGACGCTCGCGAGGCACGGGTTCATGACCCACGGCCTCGCGGAGCCGGCGGACCCGTTCGTGATCTTCGGATAGGAGGAGCGTGACTGGCATGCCGGCGGTCATCACGGCTGAGGCGTTCGCGAGGGCGCTGGCCGGGGCAGGCGTCATCCACGATATCCATCGCGTGCGCCGCGTCGTGGTCGACGCCGAGGCCGGATCCGCGGTCCGCGTCTATGTCGAGCGGTACGGCGACGAGCGGCTGCTGAACGTCGTCCCGACGCTCAACGGCATTGAGATCATCGGCGTCCCGGCGGGCCCGGCCAACGACGAACGCAGGGAGCGGTGATGACGGTTCTCGATCACGTCCCGGTAGAGCGAATCAGCGAGCGGGCCTCGTCGGTGCGGTTCTCCCGGGTCCTCGTCGCGGTGGTCGCCGGCGTCCTGTTCGGGCTCGGCTGGGTCGCGTACAAGACCCTCGCAGTCGTGTGGTTCGCCGCGGTCTGGTGCGCGATGGCTGTTGCAGAGGGATGGGCTGATGCACGCAGGGGACAGGTGACACGTGGGCCTGCCCGAGCGGGTTAACGCCCGCGCGTCCCGAGCCCTGTCGCGGCGAACGGGCGGCGCCCTGTCGTGGGACGAGTACCAGTCGTATTTCGACTTCGGCGGCCCCGGTGCGCCGCTCCTGCAGACGACGATGGGGTCGCTGGACCGGGAGAAAGTCGCCGCCTCCGCGGTCGCCGCCTACAAGGCGTCGGGGCCGGTGTTCGCGCTGGTGATGGCCCGGATGCAGGTGTTCTCCCAGGTGCGGTTCCAGTGGACCCGGTTCTCCGGCAGCCTGCCCGGTGACCTGTTCGGCACGCCAGAGCTCGGGGTGCTGGAGAAGCCGTGGCCGAACGGGACGACCGCGGACCTGCTGGCCCGCATGGAGATGCACAACTCCCTCGCCGGGAACGCGTACGTGCGGCGCACCCGAGTCGACCAGCTGAACGTGCTGCGGCCGGACCTGGTGACGATCATCCTCGGCTCGCAGGAGAACGAGGCGGACCCGGCGCTGGCCGCCGACACCGAGGTCGCCGGCTACTTCTACACGCCGGCCGGGGGCAGGCCGCAGATCTTCCTGCCTGACGAGATCGCGCACTTCGCGCCGGTCCCGGACCCGTGGTTCCACTTCCTCGGCCAGTCGTGGATCACGCCGGTGCTGCGGGAACTACAGGGCGACATGGCCGCCACCGAGCACAAGTGGGCGTTCTTCCAGAACTCCGCAACACCTAACCTCGCGGTCAAGTTCGACCCCGCGCTGACGATCGACAAGGTGCGGGCCTTCAAGGAACTGATGGAGGAGGAGCACCGGGGAGTCCGCAACGCGTTCCGCACGCTCTACCTCGGCGGCGGCGCGGACCCGACGACGGTCGGGTCCAGTTTCAAGGACATGGATTACGCGGTGATCCAGGGCCGCGCCGAGTCCCGGCTCGCCTCCGCAGCGGGCGTGCCGCCGTCCTGGGTCGGGTTCGCTGAGGGCCTCCAGGGCTCCAGCCTCAACGCCGGGAACTTCGACTCGGCTCGCAGGCGGTTCGCTGACGGAACACTTGTTCACCTTTGGACCAACGCGGCCGCGTCGCTGGGGTCGATCCTCACGCCCCCGGACCAGTTCTCGCAGCTGTGGTATGACTCGCGTGTCCCGTTCATGCGGGAAGACGCCGGGGACCTCGCGAAGATCCAGGCGCAGCAGGCGCAGACGATCGCGGCGCTGGTGCGGGAAGGGTTCACCCCGGAGTCGGTAAAGCTGGCGGTCGCGAACAACGACATGAACCTGCTCGAGCACACCGGGATGCTGAGCGTGCAGCTGTGGGAGCCGGGCGCGGAGAGTTCCGCTCACCCGGAGCCGGGCGCGGAGTCGCCGTCAGTACCGGCGGGCGTTCCCGCAGGACCGCCGGCGCCTGCCGGGCAGCCCGCCGTGGTGAACGGCGCGGCGAACGGCGCGACTCCGGCGCTGCATGCGGGCGGCGCGGCGAACGGCAAGCCGGTCTCATCCGCGAACGGGAAGGCCGTCCCGGCGCGTAGCATCCGCGCGATGAACGGCTACCCGGACGGAGAGCAGTCCCCGCAACCGGGCATGATCTCGCTCGACCTGCCCGACGGGACGATCGACCCGCTGCCCGGCGGCGTCACCGACCATCACGTGACCGTCGTCTACCTCGGCCCCGACGTCGACGACACGGCGTTCACGCAGGCATGCGCACGCGCGCTCCAGGCCGCCACCGACGCGCCCGGGCCGCTCGCCGGGACGGTCGACGGGCTCGGCACGTTCCCGCCGTCGGATGCCAGCGACGGGAAGACGCCCGTGTACGCGGACGCGGACCTGCCGGGCGCGCAGGCGCTCCGCGACGCCCTCGCCGACCTGTCGCAAAGCGAGTTCACCGACTGGGTGCCGCACGTCACCTTGTGCTATGCGGGACCGGATGACGAGCTTCCGCCGCCGGTGCCCTCAACCCCGGTCACGGTCTCGCACCTGTCGGTCCACCGCGGTGATGACGTGATGCGGTTCCCGCTCGGCGGCGCCGCCGCGGCGTCCGGCGCGAACGGCAAGGTCCCGGCACACGCCGGCTGACCCCATCACATCCCTTTCAGCGGGCCTCCCCGTGCGGGCCCGTTTCTGACGCTGCCCAGCCATCGACAAAGGAGAGGCGGCCGCTGTTCATGACGGAAACCGATCGCAGGGTGCGCCGCGCGCTGGACGGCGAGGGCGACGGGCTGCGTTCCCGCGTCCTGCCGCTGGACGACATCGAGATCCTGTCCCGCTCCAAGGGCGGCGACCCGGACGGGCGCACCGTTGTCGCCTACGCCGCAGCGTTCGGCAAGCCCACCGAGATCTGGGACCAGGACGGCCACTACACCGAGGAGAACCATCCGCACTCGTTCAACAAGACGGTCGCCGACCGCGGTGTGCGGTTCGGGGCGTTCTACCACCACGGCCGCACCCTGCAAGGTACCCCGTCGGAGCGCGGGTCGGTGCCGATCGGCCGGCCGGCCCTCGTCCAGCCGGACGGCAAGGGCCTGCTGACCCACACCGTCTACAACCGGACCCAGCTTGCCGACGACGTGCTGGACAGCATCCGCAACGGCGACCCGATGGGCATGTCGTACACCGGCGCCTACCTGCAGTCCGACCCGGGGAACGGCCCCTTCCGGGCACGCAGCGACGGCTCCTTGCCGCACGTGGTGCGCAAGGAAATCGCCTTGATCGAGTTTGGGCCCACCCCCACGCCGGCCTACGAGGACGCGGAGATCCTCGGCGTGCGTGCCGCGCAGCTGCGTGAGGCGGCCCGTGCCGCCCGGGCGTCCGGGGCGGAGCCGTACCAGCGTCACGCCGGCGAAGACGTGCAGTGCCCTGACTGCGGCTGCTTCAACGAGGCGGACGCCAACTACTGCGACCAGTGCGGCATCCAGCTGCCTGATTCAGCGTTCCCGGACGGGCGGCAGCCCTACCAGCGGGATCCGGGCGAAGACGTGCAGTGCCCCGCCTGCGAGCGGTACGACATGCCGGACGCGATCTTCTGCGACCAGTGCGGGGCGCAACTCCCCGCCTCGGCGTACGAGGGCAGCCCGGCGCCGCCCGGCGGGACAGACTCGATGACCGCGGCGGACGGCCCGGTGGCGGACACGACCGCGGGACGCGCGGCGTCGACCGCGCGGCACGAGCCGGTCAACGGCAGCCACTCCCACCCGCACCCGGCATACGGGGCGCAGGGCGGCGACGCCACCCACAGCCACGAGCACGCCCACGACGGCGACGCGAACCACCAGCACTCCCACGACCAGCCGGACCCCGGCGACGAGCCGGCGGGCGGAGACATGCCAGGCCGCAGCAGCGACCCGGCCACGGTCCTGTCCGCGCACTTCGGCTGGACACCGGAACAGGTCGAGGCGCTCGACGAGCAGGAGCGGTCGCTGCTGCTCGCCAGCATCAGCGCTGCCCACGGTGGCGGCCCGCACGAGCGCGCCGACGTCGATAACAGCACGTGGGACGGCAACGCCGCGATGGCCGCGTGCAAGACCGCCTCTGATTACCGGGCGATCTGCGCCGGCGAGAAGACCACCGGCACGCCGGACGAGCGGCAGCACTGGGCTCTCCCGCACCACTCGAAGCCCGATGCTCCGCCGAACGCCAACGGGGTCCGCAACAGCCTGTCGCGGCTGCCGCAGACCCAGGACCTCGCGAACAAGCAGGCCGCCGAGGCGCATCTGCAGGCCCACATGAGGACGATCAGCCCCGGCGGAGACTCCGGCGGGGATGACTCGGGCACTTCCGGCAGAAGCGAGACCACCCCGGCCGCCGCAAGCGGCACCGGGGCCGGAACCGCACCGGAAGCCGCACCCGCAGTAAGGACCGTGAAGCCGCATGAGCACTCCACGGGTGACACCGAAACCGGAAGTGAAAGGAAAGATGCCGTGGAAGGCATGACGATCGAGCAGCGGGTCGCCCGGCGAGGGGAAATCGACTCGCGGATCCTCGCGATCAGCGAGGAGCACGGCGAGCGGGCGTTCCCGCCCGAGGTGCAGACCGAGTGGGACACGCTCAACACCGAGCTGGACGAGCACTCCCGCGCAATCGACGAGCACGAGCGCGCCCTGACCGCGCGCCGGGAGCGAGTCGCGGCGATCGCCGCCCGGCAGAACCCGGGCACCGGCGGCACCGCGCCGGGGGAGCGGGTCGACGGCACGGCCACCGGCTACAACGCCCCGTCCGGCACGGGTGAGCGCGGCGCTCCGGCGCTGCTGCCCGGCCGTACCAGCGACGACATTTACGACGTGACCGCGATCCGGTCCCGTGCTTCCAGCCCCGAGCATCTCGCGGGCCTGTACCGGGACAACGCGCTGCGCGCGATCGAGCGGGGCACCTTCCCCGGCTCGGACTCCCGGGAGCGCTCGCAGGGCACCGTGGAGCGCCTGCTGCACCGCTGCGACAACGAGGAAGGCGTCCTCGCCCGCCGCATCCTGGTCACAGGCAACCCGGTTTACATGCGGGCGTACGCGAAGTACGTGGCCCGTCTCGGCGGGGGCGGGCTGAGCCAGGAGGAGGCGCAGGCGCTCGAGCGCGGCCGGGCGATGGCGGTCGGCACGGGCGCGGACGGCGGTTTCGCGGTCCCCTTCCAGCTCGACCCGACGGTCATCCTCACTTCCGACGGGGCGATCAACCCGCTGCGGCAGATCTCCCGCGTGGAGCAGATCGTGGGCAAGGAGTTCGACCTTGTCACCTCCACCGGGGTGACGGTGACCCGGTCCAATGAGGCGACGCCGATGCCGGACAACTCGCCGACCCTCGCGCAGCCGACGATCAGGGCGGAGCGGCTGACAGGCTTCATCCCGTTCTCGATGGAAATCGAGCAGGACTGGTCGGCGCTGCAGTCGCAGATGATGATGCTGCTGGCCGACGCGAAGGACGTCGAGGAAGCAGAGTCGTTCACCAACGGCAACGGCACCGCGCCGAACGCCGGCGGTATCGTCGCCACCCTGGCCGCGTCCAGCATCATCACGGGCACCGGCACCACCGGGACCCTCGCCGAAGGCGACCTGTACGCGCTCGAGGACGACATGGCGCCCCGGTTCCGCTCCCGGGCGGTGTGGATGGCGTCCAAGACGTCGTTCAACGCCTACCGGCAGCTGTTCACGCAGACTGCCAGCGCGGCCGGGGACCCGTGGGTGCGTCCCAGCGCCGGCACCCCGCCGGAGCTGCTCGGCTATGGGGCGTACGAGAACTCGGCGATGGCCTCCACGCACGCCACCGGCGACAAGCCCATCGTCCTGGGTGACTTCAGCCGCGGCTTCCTGATCATCGACCGCTTGGGCATGAGCACTGAAATCGCCCCGATGCTGTTCGACCCGACGACGGGCCGGCCGACCGGCCAGCGCGGTCTGGTCATGTTCTGGCGGAACAACTCCCGGGTCATCGTGGACAACGCGTTCCGGATGATCACCGTCCCGTAACAACCCGCCATACCGCAGGTCAGCGTCCGCCGTGCCGCACGGCAGACGCTGCCTGGGCGGCAATCCGCGCGAGGAGGCGCACATGGCTGATGGTGCCATCCTGGTGGCCACGAAGAACGTCCTGACCGACTTCGATGGGCGGCGGGTCATCCTCCGGCGCGGTGTCACCACCGTCCGGGAGGGTCATCCGCTCCTGAAGGGCCGGGAGTCTCTGTTCGAGCCACTGGTACCCGAGTTCGAGCTCGGGAAGTCCGAGGCCAAGGCCCCGGCGCAGCCGCGCCAGTCGCAGGGCAGGCCCGGCACCCGGCAGTCCCGGCCAGCGGGGCAGGGCAGCGGGAGTGAGTGACGCCGGCGAAGCGGCGGGGGACGACGGCAGCACGCCCGCCGACCCCGCCGCAGCGCCGGACGCCGGGGACGAGCAGCAGATCCCGCCGGGACTGCTGGTATCCGTGGACTCCAGAGGCGGTTATGCGGTGCCCCGCCAGCTTGACGGGCACCGGGGGAGGGGAACGCGGTGATCGACCTCGGCGCTCCCGTCCCGCTCGCCTTCCCCGTCCTCGACGACGCCGGCAACCCGGCGAACGCGGACACGGTGACGCTGACGGTCACGCTCCCGGATGGGACCGCCGACCAGCCCGCCGTCACGAACCCGCCCGCCTTGCCCGGCCAGTACCGCTACTCGTATGTGCCCGCGCAGCCGGGGCGGCATGTCGTCCGGTGGGTCGCGGCCAGCCCGGCGGCCGCGTACACGGACATGTTCGACGTCGCCCCCGCGAATGTGCCGTCGATCGTGTCGCTGGCCGACGCGAAGCAGTTCCTCGGCATCGACCCCGACGACACCAGCGAGAACGACGAGCTGCGGGCGTGGCTCGCGGGCGTCACTTCGGTCATCGAGCGGGAGAAGAACGAGGTCATCGCCCGCCGCCAGATCACCGACACGGACTGGAACGAGCATCCGCGCAGCGTCCGGCTGTGGCATGTGCCGGTGATATCCCTCGATTCCCTCGCGTCCGCGGACGGCACGAGGACGTGGGACGTCACTGCCGACGTGCGGGTCAATCCTGAGACCGGGCTGGTGCGGCTGGTGAACGGGCGGCAGTCGCTGTACGGCGACATCACCGCCGTCTACACGGCCGGATACCAGGTGATCCCGTACCACCTCATGCAGGCGTCGCTGGTGCTGCTGCAGCACGTGTGGGAGACGCAGCGAGGCCCGGCGTCGGTCGGCGGCGGTGTCATCGGCCCGGAGGAGACAGCCGACTACAAGCAGGCGTTCATGCTCCCGCGCAAGGTGCGGGAGTGGCTGGGCGAGCCGCGGCCCTCGGTGATCTGATGCCTGCGTCGAAGCCGACTGTTCCCGCGGCGCTCGCCGGTCTGGTCACCATGTTCCGTGACGCTCCCGGCCTGGAGGGCGCCGTGATCTTCGACGGGCCGGTCGTCAGCGAGTCGAAAGCACCTGCGGCGATCGCGGTCGGGTTCACCGGGGAGCGCATGTCCCGCACCGGCGCCTACCCTGAGCCCGGCACCCCGGCCGTCGACTACGACGCCGCAGTCGACGGGCTGGTGACGGCGCCGCAGGCCGAGACGTACACGATCCGGAACCTGCTGGCGGTCCTGAACGGGTCCGGGAACGCCGCCGCGGCACGGGAACGCGCCTACGAACTGCTCGCCGAATGCGGGCAGGTGATCGCCGGGGACAAGACCCTCGGCGGGGCGGTCGCAATGGCGCACATGGGAACCCACACGCTCGACCAGGAGCAGGGTCCGCGGGGTGCGGTCGCCACGATCGTGTTCGAGGTGGCGGTCAGCGGCTGGACTCGCTGACCCGGCGCATGTCGGACGCGAGCCGTCCCAGCATCTCCTGACGCTCCCGCAGATGCCGCCGCGCCCGGCGCTTGACCATTCCGCGGACCGCCAGGATCACCACGGTCGCCACGGCGCCGAGGATCCCCGCGAGAGCCGCGCTCAGCACGCCCGTCCGCGCCAGCCAGTACGCCGCGCAGGCGTCCGCGATGACCAGCACTATCCAGCCGCTGAGCCTGTCGCCGCCGTCCGATCTGCCGCTGCCCATGATCCGTCCTTCCGTCCGCTTTTGTGCGAGTGCTCCCAGTCTCTGACGCGCAGGAGCGGCTCGCGGTTCACCGCGCCGGCTAAACCACCCCGAAAGGAACGCGCATGGCAACCCTGCCAGTGAAGGTGATCCCGCACGGCGGCCTCTCGCTGGCCGCCGCGGACTATGCCGCGGCGACCGCGTCTGGCGGCGACAAGGCCCCGACCGGCTCCGGCGTCGTGCTGCTGGTGAAGAACGGCGACTCGGCGGCGCACACGGTGACGCTGGCCGTGCCGGAGACGGTCGACGGCCTGACGGTGAACTCGCGGCCGGTCTCGGTGCCGGCGGGCGATACGGGCTTCATCCCGCTGCTGGACCTGTACAAGTCGCCGTCGGACGGCCTGGCGACGTTCACCTACGACAACACGACGAGCGTGACCGTCGCCGTGATCAGGGCCGCCTGATGGAGTGGACCTGGATCGAGCACCCGGTGACCGGCCTGACGGCACGCATCGCCCGCCCGGCGCTCGCCCACCACCTGCGCTGCGGCTGGGTCGAGACGGCCGCGCCGGAGGCCGCGCCCGCGCCGGTACCCGCGAAGCCCGAACCTGACGAGACGCCGGACGCCGCGTCACCCGAGGATGTCCCGCCGCCGGGCGGGCCAGACAAGACAGGAGAGTGAGCCGTGGTAGCCACGCCTATCGCCGCGAGCACCCGCTACTACCCGCCCGGTACGCGCGAGGTGTACTGGGTGCCCGCGATCGCGAACACGAACGCGCCCACCCGGGCCGAGCTGGACGCGGGAACCAACCTGACCGGCGAGATCTCGGCCATGGCCGGGTTCTCCGTCGCGTCGGCGACGGTCAGCGTCCCGGACCTGGCCAACCGGTTCGCACCGGACATCCCCGGCCAGATCACGTCGGCCAGCTCGTCGATCACCATGTACACGTCCGAGGACAGCCAGGACGTGCGGCAGCTCATGCCGCGCGACACGGCGGGCTTCGTCGTGGTGCTGTGGGAGGGCGACACGCCCGGCCGGCTGATGGACGTGTTCCCGGTGACGGTTACGTCCGCCCCGAAGGACGTCACCACGACCAACGCCGGGACCTTGACGATCGACTTCGCGGTCACGTCGGTGCCGGTCGAGAACGCGGTCATCCCCGCGTCGTGAGCATCAGCGTCCGCGCGTCCGGCCAGGACCTGGCGGAGGTGTCGCGCAAGCTGCGGAAGGCCGGGAACAAGGGGGCCGCGCGCCAGTTCCGCACGGAGCTGCGCGCCGCGGCTGCCCCGTTCGTCCCGGCCGTCCGCGCCTCCATCGCCGCGATCCCGGTCAAGGGCACGTCCGGGTCGACCGGGCTCCGCAAGAGCCTCCAGAAAGCCGTCACGCTGCGGGTCCGCACCACCGGCAAGAACGCCCAGGTGTCGATCCTCATGTCCACCGCGAAGATGGCGGATGGGCACAAGGCGCTGCCCGCGATGATGGAAGGCACCAAGCGCTGGCGCCATCCCGTGTTCGGCAACGAGGACGTGTGGGTGTCGCAGGAGTCCCACCCGTACTTCTTCCCGGTGGTGCGCAAGGCTGGCCCGGCGGCGAAGGTGGCCGTGAACAAGGTCGTCGGCAACATCACCCGCGAGATCACCTAGCCCCCGCCAGGGCGGCATGCCGCGATCCGGCCGCGGGACCGGCGAGCGGCGGGGCGCTGCCCTGGCGGGTTCCATTTCCCGCGTTCCCGCAACCCATCCCGCATGCAAAGGAATCATCCATGGCAAAGCCACTGCTGTCCCGCGCCGCGATCCTCAACGCCGACGACCTGGAGTCCGAGAACCTGGAGATCCCCGAGTGGGGCGGCACCGTCCGCGTCCGTGCCCTGACCGGCGCCGAGCGCGACGCCTACGAGGCGTCGATGCGCCAGCAGCGCGGCCGGGAGTTCGTCGCGAACCTGGCCAACGTCCGCGCCAAGCTCGTGGTCCGCAGCGTCGTCGACCAGGCCGGCGATCGGATCTTCACCGACCAGGACGCGAACGCGCTGGGGAAGAAGTCGGCAGCGGCGCTGGACCGGATCTTCGAGTGCGCGGCGAAGCTGTCGCGACTGTCAGACGAGGACGTGGATGAGCTGGCGGGAAAATCCGGGAGCGACCAGAACGGCGATTCTACTTCCAGCTAGCCGAGCGGCTCGGCTGCACCGTCCGCGAGCTGCTGCAGCGCATCGACTCTGCCGAGATCACGGAGTGGATGGCCTTCTATCGCGTGAAGGCCGAGGACGAGGAAAGCGACCGGGACGGCGGCACCGCCTGGTCGCCCGAATTTGAGTAGCGGAGGGGAGGTCCCCGGCCATGTCGACTGTCAGCGTCATCTATGACCTCGTCGGCCGCGACAACGTCAGCGGCACGTTCAAGAAGGCCGGGGACTCCGCCGATGGCCTGCGCGGCACGCTCGGGACGCTCGGCAAGGCGGCCGTCGCGGCGGGCGCTGCGATCGCCGCTGGCGCGGTCGCGATCGGCGCCGAGTCCGTCAAGGCCGCGGTCCAGTTCCAGTCCAGCATGGAGAAGATCCACACGCAGGCGGGCGCCAGCCAGGGCGCGGTTGACTCGCTGACGAAAAGCGTCCTCCAGCTCGCCCCGTCCACGCAGCAAGGACCCGAGCAGCTCGCCGACTCCCTCTATCACCTGAAGTCCGTCGGCATGGACAACGCCGACGCGATGAAAGCGCTGAAGACCGCGTCCGACCTGGCGGCCGTCGGCGGCGCGAACCTGGAGGACACCACCAACGCGCTCGCCGGGGCGTGGCGGTCGGGGATCCGCGGCGCAACGGACTTCGGCAGCGCGGCCAGCACAGTCAACGCCATCATCGGCGCGGGCAACATGCGGATGAGCGACTTTGTCGAGGCCATCGGCACCGGCATCCTTCCCTCGGCGAAGACGTTCGGGCTGTCGCTGTCGCAGGTGGGCTCCGCGCTCGCGCTGATGACGGACGAGGGCGTGCCCGCCGTCGACGCCGCGACACGGCTGCGGATGTCGTTCTCGCTGCTCGGCGCCCCGTCCGCCGCAGCGGACAAGGTGCTGAAGTCGATCGGCCTGTCCGGGCTCCAGCTGGCCAACGCGATGCGCGGACCGCAGGGCCTCATCGGCGCGATCAGCCTGCTGAAGGACCACCTCGACGCTAGCGGCATGTCCGCGTCGAAGCAGGCGCAGATCATCAGCGCCGCGTTCGGCGGCGGCCGGTCCAGCTCGGCGATCATGACGATGCTGAACAACCTGGACGTGCTGGAGAAAAAACAGCAGCAGATCAACGACACGACCGGGAAGTACGGGTCAGCGGTCGCGGCGCAGAGACAGACAGCGCAGGCCCAGTTCGCCATCCTGCGGTCGTCGATCGACACGCTGGGGATCCAGCTCGGCCTGGACCTGCTGCCACCGGTGACGGCGTTCGTGAAATACCTCGCGAAGACGGCGGTCCCGGCGGTCGCGAACTTCGCGCACACGCTCAAGTCCATCATCCCTGTCGATGCGATCAAGAGCGACTTCGACAAGGCGATGTCGTGGATCGACAAGCTGTTCGGCATCGACCAGAAGCCGAAGCCGGTCACGGTGCCGGTGAAGCTCGGGCCCGTGGTGGGCGGCATGAAGGCCCAGATCTTCAACGCGCCGGTTACGGTCCCGGCAAAGCTCGGCCCGGTCGTCGGCGGCACGAGCGCGCTGTACAACCTGCCCGCGACCACAGTCCAGGCCCGGCTGGGGCCGAAGATCGGCGGGACAGAGCAGATCTTCAACGCGCTGCCCGGCCAGGCGAAGAAGTCCGCGAGCAACTTCGCGGACACCCTGACCAGCGCGGTCAAGAAGGTCAACTGGGGCACGGTGTTCGCCGACGTGCTCCGCGGGGCAGTGAGCGGCGCGCAGCAGATCGGTGCGGCGTTCGTCGACTTGCTCGGGAAGATCAACTGGACGCAGGTGGGCGGAGCGGCTGCGAAGGTCATGGTCGGCCTCGTCGTCGGGATCTTCAACGGCCTCCTCCCGGCGATCCTGGACGAGGCGATACATCACCCGCTCGACATGCTCCAGTTCGTCCTGGCGCTGATCCCGATCGGGCGGGCCGCCGGGATCCTCATCGACGTGCTCGACAAGGTCCCGTTCATCGGCCCGCTGGCGAAGTTCTTCCTCGGCCCGGTCGCGAAGGTCGGGGACATGGTCGAGTCCGCGCTCGGGTCGATGCTTAAGAAGGTATTCGGCCCGGTCGCTGACCGGATCGGCGGATTTTTCAAGGGCGTCGGCTCGTGGCTGGCCGGCAAGGGCGAGTCCATCATCCTCGGCCTCTGGTACGGCGCGGAGGACGCCTGGGGAACCGTCGCCCGGTGGCTCGGCAAGTTCGGGGATTTCATCCTCGCCCCGTTCAAGGCGGCCGGGAAGTGGCTGCTCGAGAAGGGCTCGGACATCCTGTCCGGCCTGTGGGACGGCCTGAAGATCGCCTGGAACTGGGTCATCGGGTGGGTCGGGAAAATCGGCGGCTGGCTGCTCAGGCCCTACGCCAAGGCCGGAACATGGCTCCTCAGCAAGGGGCGGGACATCATCTCGGGCCTGTGGGACGGGCTGAAGGCGGCCTGGAACTGGCTCTGGTCGTGGATCACGAAGATCGGCGGCTGGATCGGCGGCGTCTTCGCCAAGGCCGGGAGCTGGCTGCTGGGTCACGGCCGTGACATCATCTCCGGGCTCTGGAACGGGCTGAAGGGCCAGTGGTCCGCCGCGTGGTCGTGGATCACGAAGATCGGCGGCTGGATCGGCGGCGTCTTCGCCAAGGCGGGCTCGTGGCTCGTCGGGCACGGCGGCGACATCATCTCCGGCCTGAAGAACGGCATGTTCAATGCCATGAAGGACATCGGCGGCTGGATCAAGACGTATGTGGTCGACCCGGTAGTGAACGCGGTCAAGCACTTCTTCGGCATCAAGAGCCCGTCCACCGTCATGGCCGGTCTCGGCGGCCACCTGATGAGCGGTCTGTTCAAGGGGATGATGGGCGCCGACCTGACCGGCATGATCCAGCAGATCTTCGGATCGATGCCGGACGCGCTCGGCGCCATCGTCCAGAAGGGCCTCGTGTCCATCACGAGCCTGCCGTCGAAGGCGCTGGATGCGATCGGCGGACTGGCAGGCAAGGGCGCCTCGTGGCTCAGCGGCCTGCTCGGCATCGGCGGCGGCGGCGGAGGCGGCAACGCCGGAAACCAGGCGATCGGCAAGGCGATGGCCGCGGCGATGGGCTGGACCGGCGGCCAGTGGACCGCGCTGCAGGCGCTGTGGAACCGGGAGTCCGGCTGGAACGCGCTCGCCAAGAACCCGTCCAGCGGCGCGTACGGCATCCCTCAGTCCCTGCCCGCGTCGAAGATGGCCAGCGCCGGGGCGGACTGGCTGACGAACGCGGCCACTCAGATCAAGTGGGGCCTCGGCTACATCGCGGCGACGTACGGGTCGCCCGCGGCTGCGTGGGCGCACGAGACGGCCGCGGGCTGGTACGGGCACGGCGGCAAGTTCGCCGCGGGGCAGCTGATCGGCGTCGGGGACCGCGGGCGCGAGCTGGTCAGCTTCGACCAGCCCGGCACCGTCCTGTCGCCGGAGCAGTCCGCGGCACTGGCGGCCAAGGGCCGGAGCGGCGATGGTCCGCTCGTCGGCACGCTGAACGTCAACCATGTGCCCGGTTTCACCACCACGAAGGACATCGAGAACGCGCTGACCATGGCCTCGCGCCAGGTGCGCCTTGGCCGGCGGTAGGTGACGGTGACGAGTCCGTGGGCATCCAAGAGCATCACCTGGACGTCAGCGGCCGGGGTGACGATCGGCCTGACCGACAGCGCGGGCGGCTACGTCAGCACGACGGGCCGCGCCGGGTTCGGCCCGGTGGACGCGCAGATCGTCTCCGACCAGATGTGGGACGGGTCCACGCTGGTGCGCACGCATCGCGTTCAGCCGCGCCTTATGTCAGTGCCGCTGTACGTGATGGGGCCGGATGCGGACACCTACCTCGCCCGGCTCCGTGCCCTCCAGGCGACGTTCCGCCACCCGGTGGACCCGTCGACCGGACTGCCGGTGCCCGGCCGGATCACGGTGCAGCTGCCGGACGGGTCGGCGCGGTCGATCGGCGCCTACTATCAGGGCGGCGGCGCGCCGACGGAGAGCGACGTCGATGACGTGGCGGCCGGGTGGGTGCCGCTGCCTAACCTGCAGTTTTACGCGCCGGTCCCGACGTGGGAGGGCGACACGTCCAGCCGGACGTGGCAGCTCGCTCCGTCGTCGTCCGGGGTGCCCCCGATGCCGCCGGTGCTGCTCGGCTCCGGCGCGGTCATCGGGTCGACGACGGTCACGAACCCGGGCGACACGGACGCCTACCCCATCTGGACGATCACCGGCCCGGGGACGGTGACGATCGAGAACGCCGACAGCGGCCAGTCGTACTCGTTCAAGCAGGCGATCCCCGCGGGCACGACCGTGACCGTGGACTGCCGGCCGGTGGAGCTCGCCCCGTCGACGGGGCTCACGGCTACCGACCAGACGGGCGCGGACTGGTGGCCGAACCTCGCGGATTACCCGGACTTCTGGCCGCTGCCGCCGGGTGACACGAACCTGTCCATCACGGTTACCGGCGCCACGGCGGCGAGTGCGGTGACGGTGGAGTTCGCGCCGAGGTATCTCGGCGCATGGTGAGCCAGGAGTGGCAGGTCATCGCCCGCGACCCGGACCTGAACCGCCGCGGCTACCTGCCGTGGAAGACGCTCACCCTGGACCACCGGCACGCCGACGTGTCGAGCTGGACGCTAACGCTGCCCGCGATCCCGTCGGTGCTGTCCAAGATCGATCCGGGCTGGGGCGTGATCCTGCTGCGCTACGGGCAGGAGCTGCTGTCAGGCCCGCTCGAGGACGACGGCCCGCGCTCGTGGACGGCCGCTGATGACGGCGGCCCGGGGACGCTGACCGTCACCGGCGCCGACGACCTCGCCATCGTCGCGAACGAGCTCGCCTACCCGGACCCGGCGAAGAACGCGGCCGGGCAGCTGAACGGCACCTACCAGGACACGCAGACATCGCTGGCCGCCGAGACAGTCATCAAGCACTACGTGTCCGCGAACGTCGGCAGCACGCGCGCGACGGCCCGCGGGGACGCGTCCGCGCCGCAGGCCCGCACGGTCACCGTGGCGACGGACCAGGCGCGCGGCGACATCGTCAGCTTCTCGGCCCGGTTCAACGGGCTGCTGGACATCATCCAGACCATCAGCCAGGCCGGGTCGAACCTCGGCGCCGAGGTGCTGCAGTCCGGCAGCTCGCTCGTGTTCGACGTGTACGAGCCGCGTGACCTGTCGGCCCGGATGCGGTTCTCCCGCGAGTCCGGGACGCTGATCTCCGCGTCCACCACCGTCAGCATGCCGACGCTCACGCACGCCGTGGTGCTCGGCTCCGGCAGCGACAACGCGCAGGTGGTCACCGAGGTCGATGACTCCGCCTCGGCGCAGTCGTGGCGGATGATCGTCCGGCAGACAGTGGACTCCTCGAGCACGTCGGACGCGACGCAGCTGACGCAGGCCGGGCAGGCGGCGCTCACCGCGGGGGCGAGGCAGTACGCGCGGGACTGCACGATCGTGGAGACGCCGCAGGTCCGCTACCCGGCGACGGTGCGCCGCGGCGACATCGTGACGATCGTCGACCCGACACGGCCGGGCACGGTGATCACCGACGTGATCTCCAGCGTGCATATCGAGGCGGACGCCAGCGCCGGGACGCGGCTGATCCAGTTCAACGTGGGCACCAGCACGCAGACCGCGACCGGCAACGACCTGACCAACCAGCTGACCATCGTGAAGCGCAAGGTCAACGAGCTTCAGAAGAGGACCCCCTGATGGCCACCGATGATGCGTATCCGCTCCCCGGCCAGTCCGCGATGTCGACGATCGGCCAGTGGGAGGAGTTTTTCCATCCCGCGTTCGGGTCCGGCATTATCAGCGGCGAGGGCTCGGAGATGGCGCCGAGCCTGGATTCGTCCGGCCGCAATATCGTGATCCAGGCGGGCGGAGCGATCGTCCGGGCGTTCTACAAGCCGGTCTCGGCGGCGACCTTTACGCCGATCCCGGCGGCGTCGTCGCAGAACCGGATCGACCGCCTGGTGCTGCGGCTGAACCGGGCCTCGTCCACCACGGCCGGGTTCATCGTCCCGACGGTCATCACGGGCACCCCGTCATCCAGTCCGCAGGTCCCGGCGGTCACGCAGACGAGCGGCGGCCTGTGGGACCTGCCGATCGCCCACTGGACCAGCGCGTCCAACGGGTCGCTGTCCGGCCTCGTCGACGAGCGGATGAAGATCTCCAGCCCGATGGCGGTCATGAACTCGACGGCGGGCACGCCGGCCCTGGACCGGGCGGCGCTGCTCATCCAGCCGGACACCGGCGACCTGCTCGTGTCGTCCACGCCCGGCGGGGCATGGAAAACCGTCTGGGTGGACGACGACTGGCAGGAAGGCGGCAACGGGCTGAACGGCTGGACAGCCCAGGCGCACCCCACGAACTACTTCATCTACAAGTTCGCCGCCCCGGGCCTGGTCGTCGCCGAGTTCAACCTGGGCGCCCCCGGCGGCACCTCCGGCAACGACGACGGAACGCAGGTCCTCGCCAGCCCGCTGCACGCGGATTACTGGCCGACGCAAGACCGGGTGCTGCCCGCCCACACCGACTACCAGCGGAACCTGCCCACCAGCCAGTTCAGCAACAACGAGTCGTCATGCCTGCGGGTCAGTGCCGCCGGAATCGTGAGCTGCTTCGGGTTCGCGACCGCCGCGACCTTCGCCTTTGGCGGCGGCGTCTACTCGGTCGGCTCGCCCTACTAAAGGAGACAGCAAGGATGCCCTTCCCCACGGACCTGACCATCATCACGGTGACCGCCACCTACGAGGCGATCGACGGCAGCCTGGCATCCGGCGGGACGGTCACGTTCGACCCCGGCGGCGTCATCGCCGACAACATCGGGAAGGCGATCTTCGACAGGCCCGCCACTGCCACCGTCCAGAACGGGACGATCAGCGTGCAGTTGCCGGCCACCGACAACGCGAACCTGAACCCGACCGGGTTCAGCTACGCGGTGACGGAAAAGATCAACGGCACGACCTCCCGCGCGTACACGATCCAGCTTCCGTCCAGCCTCGGCACCACCGTAGACCTGGCCCAGCTCACGCCCGTCGCCCAGCCGCCGGCGCCCACCGCGCAGGCAGGCGGCGACCTGTCCGGTGCCTACCCCAACCCGACCGTGACCGGCACCCACCTGGCCGCGCCGCTGCCACCTGTGCAGGGCGGCACGGGCCTGGCCGCCGCGGGCAGCAACGGCGAAGTCCTCACCGCTGACGGGACCGGCGGAATTTCGTGGCAGCCTGCCGGGACCAGCGCCGTCGGCGGCGACCTGACGGGCAGTCTCCCGTCCCCGGAAGTTGCCGCCACCCACCTCGCTGAGCCGCTCCCCGTTGACCAGGGCGGCACGGGCATAGCGGCGGCCGGGGCCACGGGAACCGTCCTCACCGCTGACGGGACCGGCGGAATGTCATTCCAGCCTGTCTCCGGTGCCCTGATGCCCGCCGCCGTGCAGACGGCCGCCTACAACGCGGAACCCGGCGACCTCGTCCCGTGCGACATCTCCGGCGGATCACTCACCGTCACCCTGCCGCAGGCCCCGCCCGCGGGGACCACGGTCGCGGTCATGATCACCGCGGCATCCGGCGGTCACATGCTCACCGTCGCCGCCCAGGGCGCAGACACGTTCAACACTGCGGGCAGCCCCGCCGCGGTCACGCTGTCGGCACCGCACCAGGCCGCCGCCTTCCGGTACTCCAGCGGATTCTGGTACACGGCCAGCGCCGGGCCGGACTGGCTGAACGTGAGGGCGTACGGGGCGAAGGGCGACGGCGTCACCGACGACACCGCCGCGATCACCGCCGCGATCACCGCGGCGGTACCCGGACAGGTCGTATACCTGCCTGCGGGCACATACCTCCTGGGCGGTGCCGGCGGCATCACCCTGGCGGCAGTTGGAACACGACTGACCGGGGACGGCCCGAACGCCACCGTCATCAAGATCGGCTCGCCGTTCACCGGCACCGCGGCTATCACCCTGGACGCGGAGGCATGCGCCGCCGAGAACCTGACGGTCGCCGGCCCCTCCTCGTCTACCGCATCAAACCCGGCCGCAGACGCCATCTACCTGAACGGCCGCCGGTTCTGCCGTGTCCGCAACGTCGAGTTCGAATACATCAACGGCTGGTGCGTCAACTCCATCGCCACCGCTACGCACGCCGGCAACGCCACCATGCTCGACAGCCTCTCCTCGTACAAGAACTGCGCCGGCGGCATTCACATCCAGTCCGTCTCCGGTGTCACCTGGGCCGCCCAGCACTTCATGTCCAACCTGAACTTCCAGGGCGTAGGCGTCGGCTCCGGCTCGAAGGCGAACCTGGACGTGTTCTGCTTCGAGGACTGCTGGGACATCGTGGCGTCCAACTTCAACGCGTCAGTGTCCAATGCGTCGTCCGGCTCGACGCTGCACGTCAAGGGCAACTGCGCCACCTGCTACTTCTCGAACATGGACATCGGCACCTACCCGAACGGTGCCAGCGAGACATGTGACGTGATCCGGATCGATTCGTCGGCCAACGGGTCGCCGTCCGACATCCGCTTCACCCAAGGTGCCGCCCAGCAGGGCCGGTACGGGCTGAACCTGTCCGCCGGGAAGAAGATCTACTTCTGCAGCTACCGGTTCTTCAACAACTACTCGCACGGGGCTGTCGTCTCGGCCGCGGGCGGGCAGGAAATCGAGTTCCTGCGGTGCGGGTTCAACCTCAACGGGCAAGGCGCGTCCGGCACCAACTACGACCTCGAATGGACCGGCAGCAATATCGGTGACGTGACCGCCTGCATGTTTTCGTCCCCGCTCGTCGCCTCCGGCACCGCCGGCGTGCAGGCGGCAATGGACTTCACGGGGGCCGGGCACGTCACCGTCGGCGGCGGCAGCTCCTCCGGAGGCGGAGCGACCGCGTCCAACACGTTCGCGACCGCCCCGTGGCGGTCCCGGAACTTCGCGCCGTACAACCCGCGCGGCGCGGTAACCGTCTCCGTGCCCGCGTCCGGGTCGGCGACCGCCGCTTCCCCCTCGGATGCCTACTACTACATCACGGCCGGGTCCGGCGGGTGCACGTGCAAGGTCTCCGGTGCCGCGGCCAGCGGGAACATCGTCATCCCCGCATCCGGCATGGGGACCGTGTTCGTGCCGGCCGGGCAGACCCTCACCGTCACCTATACGACCGCTCCCACATGGGTGGTGTACGGCAACTAGGCCGCACCCGTTTCCAGCACCGGGGGGTGTTCGTGGCCGATGAGCCATCCAACGCCGAGCTTGCGTGGCGCCTCGAGCGAATACAGGACATGCTCGGCGGGGTCGTCGGCAGGCCGGAGTACATCTCCGACAAGGCCGGATTCGACTACCGGCTCCAGAAAAACGAGCGCACCATCGCAGAAGCGCGCCGCGAGCTCGGCCAGGCGATCAAGGACGTGAAAGACCAGATCACCAAGCACGAGAACAAGCACGAGGAACGCGCTGACGAGAACCGGATCAACTGGCGGAGCCTGCTGCTGACCGGCGTGCTCCCGGCGGTGGTGGCGCTTCTCGGCGTGCTGGCCACCCTGTACGTCAAGCAGCACGGAGGCTAGATGCAAGTGCGTTCGCTCGCACAGAAGGCCCTGCCGTCCGTCCTCGCGGGAGCGATCGCGGTCGGCGGGACGCTCGCCGTGGGCGCGGTCGACAACGGGTTCGGGGGGCTGACGCCGTCTGCGGCGCCCCGCCCGCACGCCACCGTGACCCGGCCGGCGACGCCGGCCCCGTCACCGTCCCGGCCCTCGCCCGGAGCGTCCCTGTCGCCCGTCAGGGCGTCGCCTGCGCCGTCCGGCACTGCGCCGTCCGGCACCGCACCGGCCCCGCCGGCGGTTCTCGCCGCCGCGGGAAGCAGCCCGGCCGGAGGCGGGTCATCCGGCGGCAGCGGGACAGGAAGCACGGGCGGCGGCAGCGGGACAGCGCCATCGTCCCCGCGCCCGTCTAGTCCAGCCCCGTCCACGCCGGCACCCGGCCCGAGGCCGACGCAGTGCCTCATCGGCCTGCACGTCGCCTCTGCCCTCAGCGTGTGCGCCGTGGCGCAGAACGGAGGGTGAGTGGAACACGTCGTCCCCGCCCACGAGCAGGTGCACTCCAGCCGGTACCAGGTGCACTTCCCGGAGCACGGCACCCGCGAAGGCGACCCCAACTACGTCGACTTCCGCCACTACCACGAGCACACCCGCCACGACCCGGACATCTACCAGTGCACCGTCGGCAAGCGCCGCGGCGACTTCACCGACTGCACCCTCGACAAGCCGCTAGAGCTGCACCACGCGCATATTGAGTGGGCTCTCCAGAACGGCATCGACCTGGCCATGCTCGAGCACCAGTACCCGGGCGTGTCCGACCGGGAGGAGGTGGGGGCGTGGGTGGAGTCAGCCGAGAATCTCGAATGGCTCTGCCAGAGACCCCAGTTCCATCACCGGGGCCACGGGGGTGCGCACGTCGCAAGCGCGAGCGACTTTGAGGGGCAGCATTTCGTCAAGGGGCTGATCTTTTGAGCACGAAGCCCCGAACGGACCTGCTGACGACGACGGAGATGTACCACTTGGACCAGGCGTGCGAGCTCATCAGTAAGGCGTTCGGCGATGAGTGCCCGTACCTCGTCGGGAGCGCGGGGATCGGCAACGACAGCGGCTCGCCTCGCGATGTCGACGTCCGCCTCATGCTCGATGACGACGAGTTCGCCGCAGCCTGCCCGACACGGGAACGCTGGGAACTGCTATGCCTGGCGATCAGCACGTACCTGCGCGACCGCACGGGATTGCCCATCGATTTCCAGATTCAGCGGACTCGCGAAGCGAACGAGCGCCACGGCGGCAGCCCGCGCAACCCTCTCGGCATCGGCGGGGCGGCGGCTCGCTCCTTCGCCGGCGGCGGCGACGCCACGCCTGACTGGGGTGGCGCATGAAGCAGGACCTCGCCCGCCCGGCGATCGTCGGCGCGTTCGACGGGACCGCGAGCCTGCTCGGCGTGACCGTGTTCCTGCTCATCTCGCACCCATCGCTGATCTTCCCGACTGCGCTGTCCGGCGCGATCTCGGCCGCCCTGTCGATGGCCGCCGGATGGTGGCTGTCCGACGGCAACCGCGACGGTCTCGCCGGGTCCTCGGTGATGGGAGTCGCCACCCTCGCCGGCGCGCTGCTGCCCGCGCTGCCGTTCGCGTTCAGCACGAGGCCTGTCGCCGTCGCGGAGTGCGCGATCATCTGCGTGTGCATCGGCATCGCCGTGGCGATGCTGCGCGCGAAGCGGAGCCTGCCGCTGGCGCTGACTGAGACGTTCGGGCTGCTGCTGGTGATCGCGGGCGTCACTGCCGCCTGCGCGCTGGCCTGGGGGAGCGGTGGGTGATGTGGCACTGGCTGCTGCGAACAGAAGCGGAGAGAAGCAGCATGAGCAACCTTACTTGCGCTGATTCCATCTATCCGGACAACCTTCCGTCCGGGTACGACGCGTATCTCGGGTACGTCGATGGTGCCTGGCCTACTGCCGCGCTGCTGCCCGCGAAGTTCCCCGGCCACCACATCCTGACCATCACAGTGCGAGGCGGGTCAACGGTCGCTGACGGGTGCGACGTAGAGGCCGGGGACCTGACCCCGGCGCACGGCGCCCAGTGGGCGCAGCACCGGATCGCCGCCGGTGCTCACCGGCCGGTGATCTACGCGTCCGCGTCGGCGATGAGCCAGGTGCTGTCCGAGCTCGCCGCAGTGAAGGTGCCCCGCTCGTCGGTGCGGCTCCTGTCCGCCCACTACGGTCACGGCGAGCACATCTGCGGACCGTCGACCTGCCGGCTGGTGAGCGTGGCGATGGACGGCACCCAGTGGACCGACCAGGCGCCGGGAAGCCGCGGGACGCGCATCGACGTGTCACTGCTCGCCGCGGACTTCTTCGGCACCGCCCCGCAGCCCGCCCCGAAACCAGCCCCCGCACCCGCACCCTTGGAGGATGACATGGCTGTAGAGATCCCGCCCGGCAGCAAGAGCCCCGACGTCGGCGTGAGCTTCAACGGCGCCCCGTACACCACGGTCGGGTTCCTCGCCGACCCGTCCCGCGTCGGCACCGCACAGACCGCGGTCCGCTGCGCGTTCCACAACGGGAAGGGTGCGGTATTCGCCGTGGTGACGGCGACCATGACGAAAGCCTCGCCGAAGGTCGTCGTGAAGGTCCCGGCCAACGCGGACGGCGTTTCGTTCCACCGGCTGGACGACGCTCCGATCACCCTCTACCCGAACTTCGCCTGAGCCCGTCTCTTGAGCCCCGGTCATCCGGCCGGGGCTTTCTCGTATGCCCACGGAGGCTAAGTGAGCCGCTACGGCCGTATTCAGTCGCCGGCACCGATGCAGCTTCACCGGCTGCACGTCCCCGCCCACCCGGGCACGCTGAGGGAAGTCCGGCACGAGGTACCGATCCCGGTCCTCGACCAGCAGGACCTGAAGTCGCAGGGCGTTGACGTGACCGCGCTGGTCCCCGGCGCGCAGGCCACCGACGCACTCGGCAGCTGCACGTGCAACGCCGGGACCGCGCACATCGCCGAGCGCTGGGTCGCGGCGGGCAAAGACCTCGGCGACCTCGAGCTGTTCGGCCTGACCTTGTCGGCAACGGACGCCGTGCAGGACGAGAAGGCCGCGATCCTGCTCTACCACAACGTCACCGACCAGACCGGCGACCCGGCCAGCGAGTGGCCGCCGCAGGACGTGGGCTCGTCCGGCTACTACGTGGCCGCCGAGCTGGAGCGGCTGAAGCTCGCCAGCACCTACAAGTCCGCCAGCAACGTCACCGGCGCCCTGTCCCTGCTCCAGGCGGGCACCGTCATGATCGGCTCGGTGTTCTTCAACTCGTGGGAGGAGCCGGACAGCGGCGGCTTCGTCGACGGGGACGGCAGCGTGGACGCCCTCATGGCCGCGCTCGACTCCGGCGTCGCCGGCGGCCACGAGACGCTCATAACCGGCATCGAGCAGCTCGCCGTCACCGGCGGCAGCGTCGACCTGGCGAACACCGTGCTCCGCGTTCGCAATAGCTGGTCGGCCGACTGGAACCCGGTCCTGTCGGGCGACTACCTGATCCACGCCAGCACCCTCGACACGCTCGCGCAATACGTGGACTACAAGGCCATCGCGATCTGACGCGACCCCCAATTGGCCCCGGTATCGGCCGGGGCTTTTCTTCGTTCACCCCTGGAGGCAGTCTTGGGAAAGTTCATCAACGTCATGAAGACAGAGCCGGCCCTGATAACGGGTGCCGCGCAGGTGATCCTGGCCCTGCTGTCGGCGACGGTCGTCAGCCTCACCGCCGAGCAGACCGGTGCGGTCCTCGCCGTCACCACGGCGGTGCTGGCGCTGATCGCGGCGATTGCAACCCGGCCGTTTCAGGTGCAGGGGCTCACCGGGTTCGTCACCGCGGCGGTGACGCTGCTGATCACGTTCGGTGTGCCGCACGTCGACCCGGGCATCGTGGCGACGGTGAACGCGGCCATCGTTGCCATCGCGCCGTTGATCGTGCGGTTCCACGTGACCCCGGTCGCGACGCTCAACGCCGCGAAGCGCAAGCCCGTTCCTGCTCCGGCCTCGCCCGCGACCGCCCCGGTCCCTCCGTCGCCCGCGGCTCCCGCCGCGTGAGACGGCTCTGGCGCCTCCTCGTCGCAGCGGCCGCCTGGCTGTACGCAGCGCTGCTCAGGTTCGCGTGGCGGGACCACGACGACCCGCCAGAACGGTACGCTGATCACCAGCACGAGCGCAGGTCCACCGGGTAGACGCAAGCGCACGCCATAAAGGGGCCTCGATCCAGTCTCCGGACTGGATCGAGGCCCCTTTCGCATGCCCGCAGACCTGAAGCCCGTCAGGCGCCCCTGTCCGTCTGCCGCCGGGGCGGGTTCCCGCGCAACGCGCGCACGAACCACACCGGAGCCCACAGGCCGCAGGTGAAGACGGTAAGCAGCAGGTGGAGGATGTGCTGGTTAGCCGTGAGCGGCGTGCGCTGCGGCTTCGGCGGCATGCCGGCCCCGGCGACCCGCCCGTCCATCATCCTGTCCACCCACTGCCGGTATCGGCTGATAATCATTGGTCACTCCTGGATCGCCCCGTAATACCTGCGCCGTCTTGTTGGACGGCGCAGGGCCGTTTTGCGTTTACAGTGACGCTTACTTCGCGTTCCCGGTGTTATCGACCCGTTGCAGCCGCGAGATCCGGATCAGGGCGGCGATGCCCTCCAGTTGCTGCTCCTCGCCGGCGTCGCCCTCGCCGTCGGCGTTGGTGACGGCGCACGCGGGCATCAGTCCTCCACGCCTAGAGCGGCGCGGGCACGGTCGATGTAGCCCTGGTGACTCCACCTCTCCCGGAAGTACTCGGGCACGTATCCGACCATGTCTTCCATGCCTTCCAGCGCGTCGCGCAGCGCCGCCTCCAGCTCGGTGACGCGGGCGGCGTGCTGGCCGGGTGTCGGCGCGGTGTTGTCGGTCACGTACTGCTCCTGATGGTTAGGCGGGGCGATTCGGATGAGAGGCGTCATGACGCCTGTTGCTTCTGCTTGGCCTCCCAGTAGAGGAAGAACTCCCTCACCGTTTCCACCGCGCCGCCGGTCGCTACCCAGGCGATGGCTTCGGCGGCGTGCTCGGCGTCGAAGATCGGCATGAAGCGGTTGCAGATCCTGCATAGCGGCACGATGTTCTGGACCTGGTCGAGGCCGTCACGTGCCCAGTTCACAAGGTGGCCGCGCTCCAGCCACCAGCCCGAGGAGTACCACCTTTCCTCCAGGTCATCAGTGTCAGGCAAGTCAGCGGTAACTCGGCAGCCGAAGCAGTGAGGGTCGTCGAGGTTGACCTGGAACAAGCCCTCGTGGTTCGCCCGCTTGTCGCGTTCCGCCCAGTAGGACGCGATCGTCCACAAGGACGGGAGCGGCTTGCGGACGTGAGGCGCGACCCAGTCGGAGGCGAACATGACCCGGCGCGTCGCTTCGTCGTACGCCTCTGGGGTCATGTTTGCCCGGCGCCGCTTCAGCGCGGCGATTTCACGGGCCCGTGCCGTCTTAGTGAGCTCCAGCCAGACGTCGCCCTCGCGGACGCGCTTCGCTCGCGCCATGCGCCCCCATCCCTCCCTTAAACCGCACGTCAGAACAACAATCATTTAAAGTGGTCCTGCAATCAGGACCATTCTAAATCATTGTCGGTCTCCCAGGGGTCCGGTTGCCATGCCGGATGGATCACGATCCGCACCGGCATCGGCAGCCAGTGCCCCTTCGCGTCCCGGACACGCTCCCCGTCCCGGTGCACCACGATCCGGCGTGCCAACTTCCGCAGGATCTCGTTCAGCGCCCCGGGCGGCAGCGTGTCCCAGTCGGCCAGCAGGGACGGCAGCAGGCGCGGCACGTCCCGCGATGCCTCCATCTGCCGTTCGCGCGTCCGCAGCGCCTCTATGTCGGCTGCCGCCGCGTCGCGTTCCGCCCTCGCCTCGGCCGCGGCCGCTTTCCATGCGTCGTCCGGGATGTCGCCGGCGCCGCGGGCACGCTCCCGTGCGAGCCGCACCAGTTCCCGCTCCGCTTCCCGGAGCTTCTTCTCGGCCAGCGCCGCGGCGGTAGGCGCGGGGCCGCGGGCCTGCTGCCGGATCGCTGCCTCGCGGGCCACCCGGTCGATGTCGGTGGCCAGCTCCGCCGCATACTCGCGTGCCGCCTCCACGAGGCGCGTCACGGTCACCGACGGACGGCCCTCGCAGTCGGCGTACTTGCGGTGACGCAGGCATTTGAACACCGGCGCGCCTCCCGCGCCGTCCCCGGTGGCGGCCATCGCACCCTGGCAGTGCCCGCACCGCACCATCCCCGACACGGGGAACACCGGGACGCGGGCCCGCGGCGGCAGTTCCCGTGTCGCGTTCCTGCGATCCTGGTACGCCTGCCACTCCTGCCCGGTAATGACCGGCTCGTGGGCGCCGCGGACATGCCGCTTCCGGCGGCATTTCGACTTGCGGTTGCACCGGCAGGCGGAGTCGTGCAGCAGCAGGAACCCGGCACCGAACCCGGAGTCGAGCACATCCCGCACCGCGTCGGCACGCCACGGGTTGCCGTAGGAGGTGCGCCAGCCGTCGTCGGTCAGGCGCCGCCCGATCGCCGTGAACCCGGTGCCGCCGATGTAATCCCGGTACATGGCGGCGAGAACATCCCCGGTGTCCGGGTCCGGCTCGTAACGCTCATCCTCGCCCTTCACGTGGCGGGTGCGCTTCGGGTTCTTCTCGTCAGGGACGCGCCCGGCCTGGCGGTAGCCGAACCTCGGCTTCCCGTGGGTGGGCAGTCCTCTGCGCGCCCGGTACTCATAGACTTCCGCCCAGATCTCCCCGGCCCGGTCGGACTCGTATACGCCGAACTCCAGCAGCATGGAGCGGCTGAACTTCCCCGTCGCGGTCCACGTATCGATGTCCTCAGTCGCGGATACGAGCCGTCCGCCCGCCTTCTCCAGCTCGTCCAGGTACTTGGCATTGCCGGCCCGGTCGCGCCCGAACCGGCTGAACTTCCAGACGATGATCTCCTCGGCCTCGCCAGCCGCAACCCGGTTAATCGCGTTCGTGATCTTGCGCTTGTTGAAGCTGCGGCCTG